GGAACAGTATTTTTTAGACATGTAAACCTCTGATTGTTGATGTATCTATTATAACAACTTTATCAGAAAAGTAAAGGGTTAATTTTCAGTTTTTTCGATTGCGCTTACGGCTTTGTCTGTCGCATCTCTAAGTTCTACTGCGTTTTTAATTGCTTCGACGCCATGTTGTTTCCTATCTCCTGCGCCTTCGGCTGAACCAAGGAAATACGAGTTTATGTTTTTAGTGAATACATTTAAAGTCCCATACACTGGGCGGAGGGTCTCGTTCAAAAGTTCTCCGTAGTTCAGCCAAGCTTTTTTAAGCGAAGTTTCGTTAACCGGAAGAAAACCAACATGACGGAAATTCTTAATCCCCTCTTCCACTTGATTTTTAGTGAAAATAAACTGTTCAGATTTTTGATAGCCCGGAGTCATTTCTAGAGACTGAAATATTTTATCTTGATTGCCAGATTTTATTGCTGCCAGAAGTTGTTCAACAATAGCATAAGATCCAAAAAGCTTTTCAGCCTTTGTGTTTTCAAATTTTGTTTCGGCATAGATAATCGAGAAAGGTGCATACTCTTGTAATGCATCTGAGTCCATACCAATGAGGGCTTGAACGAAGGAAGCCATTCCCTGATTGTTAAGTTTACCTTCCGTCAGGTCCATTCCTTTATTTGGTGAAAAGTCAAATGTTTGCCACTTTGGTGCTTGTGGGAGCAAGCCCGGTCTTCCGGACTTTATTCTTTTAATCGCCATTGTCTCGTCAGAGAGTTTTGAGAGCAGAGCTTGAAAGTCTTTTGCGTTTTCATAGTCCTCAGCTTCCTTTTTATAAACAGCTTTGAGAAATGGCGTTACAAACACGTCGACAAAACTATCAATTGTAATGTCAAACTCTCCAAACATTAAACCCTCTCCGGTTCTCCGTGCATCAAGATAGATAATATGATCCTTCACCTTAAAGTGTTCAATCATATTTTTAAATGAGCCTTTAACGTCGGTAGAATCCCCGAGTAGTTTAAGTGAATATTCTTTTTCGCCTAGGCGCACGTCAGTAATCGGCTTTCCTGTTGCTCCTGTTTCGTCGTCTTCGCCACCAGTAATTTGAACTGAACTGTCTCCGAAGAGTCCTGCGAGGAAGGCTTCAAAAATAAAACCACCGGCAGATTCGGTAAATTCAACTAGAATAGAGTTTAAAACCTCAATCATCACGAGAGTTCCTAAAATTTCTCCCAGTGACAACTTCTCGGTAGATGTACCTTCAAGGACGTTGCTCAAATATTTGAGTTTCTCCTCAACAGTCGAGCCTTTAATGTTACGACTGAATTCTTCGATGATTTGGCGATCTTTTGATCCGGGCTGGCCCCATGCCTCTGTAATCTTAATTGTCGGAAGATAATCTCTGATTTCTTCGTCGGTTGCCATCTCTGTCAAAAGCGAAGATTCTATCTTTGACATCTCTTCGTTGATCATCTCAACGAGAGCATTCATTCCAAGAGGTTTCTTTTCTTTTGGGGCAAAATAGTTTTCTATGGCTTCATCAATCTTTTTCATGCTAATAATTAGTTTCCTTAATGTTATTCGGCCTATACAACTTCGTCTGCAATACCTAATTCTACAGCTTCTTCTGCTGTCAGATAAACATTCATCTTTCTGTTGAGAAGTTTATTTAAATATCGCTTCGTCATGTCTGTTTCTTCGATGAGACAGTTAATGTGTTGTTCTTGAAGAAACCTGATCTCTTCCATCTCATTTTCTAAATTATGAATAGAGCCGTGGGAGCCGCCAATCACTGAGTGTAACATAACACGGCAGTTCTTTCCAATCTTTCTCTTTCCTTTTGTGCCGGCTGCCAAAAGCAGGACTCCCGCAGACATTACCTTGCCCAGTCCAAAAGTATGGATCTCACACTCCTGTCTGACCATCCGCATAGTATCGTAGATCGCAAACATTTCAACGGCTGAGCCTCCGTAGGTTGAGATATTGAACGTAAACGGGTCGAAGGTCGTTACAATGTCCGAGTCAATATCCTCTGGGTCTTCGAGCGAGTCTCGTCGGCCCATTTCCTTGAGCGCCACCATACCGTAGCATAGTTCGCCGGCTCGCTCTTCTTCCACCTCTCCACAAAGACTAAGCATTCTTACGCGACTTTCTTCTTGCTCAGGAGAGTTAACGAGTAAAATTTGTTGCAACTCCTCGGCTTCTTCTGTCTGGACTTCTTCTTCTAATTTTGGCAAACCTGACTCCTTATGATTTTTTTCTTTTGCTCTCGTACTTGTACAGGCGATCTAGCTCCGCCATTGCACCTTCCCAATCCTCAAACTTTAAAGACCTTTTATATGGCTGGGGATAGTTGACTAACATATGTGATACGCAAACACTCTTCCATCCGTTAAACACTCTTTCATCTATAGTCCGAATTGTGTCAATAGCATCATCTGTATGGCCGGCTTCTGACATTGTTTTATACTTTGTTTCTCTAATAAAACCAATGTCTTCCGCTGCTGTTCCCATCATTTTTAATGTCTGGTCTGTTACTCCTTGTACGAACTGACTCATGTGTCCATAAGTAAATAACATAACCAAGGTTCTATAGGCGAAGACGCCTGCAAAAAACCAAATTAACTCTTTGTACTGTTCAATCATTTAATACCACGCTCTTTATTTTTAGCAACTCGGGGCTTAACTTATCATCTCTAATATCCAACAGGGCTTGTCGGAATCTCTTTTCCAGATAACCCTTGAATGGAAACATGAAATAATAGGCGCTTCCCGTGAATTGTTTTATAACTAAAGTTATATCACAATTTTCCAAAAAAGTATAGTGTTTTTCTTTTATTTCTGGATTTTCTGCAATACGCATCCAATAAATGGTAGCAAAGCTCATCCTGTATCCTCGAAACTCCAACCAAGTTCTGCCCGGGCTTGGCCACGGGAGGAGGCATAATAAAAACCAAAGGAACGAAAGGTTCCAAAGAGCGCCGATGGCAAATAAAGAAAAAATCTGTGGTGAAAGATAAAGTAAGTTAAACAAGATCCCCATTCTTTTTCTATCATATAAATGCACGTACTCATGACTCAAGATCTCTAACTCTGTCTTCTCGCGGCTTTTTTGAAAGCCCCACCAATCAGGTACGTACACTATTGGATAGACCGTTGAGATATATTTTGTCATGAATCCTTTGTTGAAAAAGAGCACAAACGACAAAAGCCTCATTAAGAGGCTTTCGCTTTTTCGTTTGATTGCAAAATCAGGGACGTCTGTCTTTATCTGATCAACAAGGCGCACTCGCATCTTGAGAAGGGCCAATTCTTTGAGGGACATAGCTGACATTTTTGCCGCCCCCTCAAGCTCTAGAGCTTATCCCTTCTTGCTGAGCTTATTAAAGATTCGCTCGGCAAGCTTCTCTGCAATGTTTTCACGCTTAGACACGCTCTCAAGACGGGCAGCTACGCGACGAGTGATCTCTGCAACGAGTTCCTCATCCAACTCAGGGCCTTCTGAAGTGTCTTCAGTAACAGCCTCTTCATCAGTGTCTGTCTCTTCAGTTACAGTCTCTTCATCAGTGTCTGTCTCTTCAGTAACAGTCTCTTCGTCAGCGTCTGTTGTATCTTCAGTTACAGTCTCTTCGTCGGTTTCAGTTGCCTCTGTGGTTGTTGTCTCTGTATCTGCAGCTTCCATCATTGGCTCTTCCGGTGCTGGTGCCGGCTCATCCATTGGTGCGTCCAACGGCATATCATCCATTGGAGCCTCTTCAGGAGCGGCATCGGACGATGCAGAAACCTCAACGCCTGTTGTAGAAGTAATTGCGTCTGCGATTGCGTCAACAAGTTCTTTTACGTCAGCTTCGCCAACTGGACCTTCCTCGGCTGGTGCGTCTAGCTCGGGCTCATCTAACTCAGGCTCGTCCAACGGAAGATCTTCGTCACGGTCGGCAGCTTCATGACCCATCTCGTCAAGTTCTTCAACTTTTTCTTCGATAGTCTCTTCGACCTCTTCCTCGATAGTTTCGTTCTTATCAAGAAAGTTCTCTGCGAGGGGCTTAAGGCCGCTCAAAGACATAAAGCGTCTGATTGTGGACTCGTTAAGGGTCTTTGTTTTGTCACTCATTTCTATTACTCCTAGGTGTGGTTGAGAAAATACAATAATAAATAGTACTGTGGGAGGGAAAAAGCTTTATTTTCATTACTTTAGTCTCTTCCGAAAAAAAGATATTTTTTCATATTCAAATTACTCTCGGTTAGTTTCTTTAAAGCCTTATCTTCTATCTGTTTGATTCTAACAAAACTAACCTTCATTCTATCGGCCACTTCACGCAATGTCATGCGACCATGATTATCAATTGCTATTAACGCGCAATTGCTATCCTTCTCGTAATCAATCCAATGCTCACAGTCTTCAACTGGACATGAAACTTCTTTTTTTATACAAACTTTACAACATTCTCTCATAGATCTGGGTGCTCCTCTGCAATTAAATCAAATATACTTTCGATTTCCCCCTTATCTAAAGCAAACTTGGATGTTATTTCTTTTCCTGCTTGACGCAGCTTTTTTGTTTTTGCTCTTTTATCTTTACTCTGGATATTCTTTTTTGCCCTGTGCTCTTCAATATAATTTATAATCCTTTCGTCCTTTTCAAGATAGCCTGAGATCATTAATCTAAAAAATTCTCCTTGGCGGATTCCATCAGCATGCAAATTAATCTTTAAATCTGCGTGACGCTTATCCAGTTCTTCAAAGTAAACTTTTTTGATATCCTTTCCGTAGTTGATCTCGGACATTATTTCCTCCTCAAAATATGAGTCGAGCTTTCTACCTGACCTGCACTACTCTGTTTGATGAACTGAGCTTTTGATTGCAACTCTGATAATGTCCTAGCTCCCGTGTACGAGAATCCACTTCGGATACCTTGTTCCAATTCAGCTAATACAAGCTCCACAGAGCCTTTGTAAGGCACTGTTGTTGATACCCCTTCAAGTGATGCCGTCTTACCTCTCCACTCCATCTGAGCTTCTTTGGAGGCCATTCCTCGATACACTTTATATCTCTTGCCGTCAGCACTAATAAATGTCTCTCCCGGAGACTCATCTGTTGCTGCCAACATAGACCCCAACATCACAAAATCCGCTCCTGCAGCGAGCGCTTTAACAACGTCCCCCGAGGTCTTGAAGCCTCCATCGGCGATTAGAAGGGCATTTCTGTCCGTTTTTGAACAGTCGAGTACCGACTGAAGGGTCGGAACACCGTGTCCGGTCTGAATTCTGGTCGAACAAATGGATCCTCCGCCGACTCCAACTCGGATACTGTCGGCACCCCAATCTGAAAGGTCGTTAAACGCCTCAAGTGTAGCTACGTTGCCTGCCATAACATGGATATTGTCGCCATATCTGTCTTTTAAAGTTTTAATGGCCTCCTCCACCAAGGCGTGGTGACCATGGGCGACATCAATACAAAGCGTTGATGCCCCGGAGGCAACGCATGCACGAGCACGGTCTTTAAAATCATCTGAGACCCCTATCGCGACTGCGACATTACTAATTTGATTATAAAGACTCTCGATCATTCTTTGCTGATCGTCGATAGTATTATATCTGTGGATAACGCCTAGTCCTCCTCGGCTAGCCATTGCGATGCACATATTTTCTTCGGTCACCGTGTCCATTGGACTTGAGATGATGGGTAAATAATAATGTTGGCCGCCAAGATCGTTTCCAATATCAACCTCAGACCTGCTTTTAATATCTGAGTATCGAGGTTTTAGAAGGACATCATCGAAACAGACTGTCTCTTGCTCAATATTTCCACGAACGGTGCCATCTTTATTAATTATCATTTTTATCCTCTGCGATTGCTTCTTGAATTTCTTTTATGTTTTGTAATGCCGATTCCCAGCAGGGAGGACAATACAAGTTTACTTTATTTTCCTGCTCTCTAACAACAACATACCAAGATGATACCATCTCTTTATCTGTCTTGTCAAATTCTTTATCACAAATAAGGCAGGCTTCGCCTAAGTTGCCAAACATGGCGACCTTAGTGGCCATCTCTTTTTCAGCTAACTTCTTTTTTTCTTTTGCCTGCTGTCTTCTTATCTTTCTTTCAAACTTACTCATCAAAACTCTCCTGTTGATCCGAAGCCTCCAGCGCCTCGTCTTGTTCTTTTGTCTGCCGGGTCCGTGAATGTCTCTGCGACTTCACAGACCTCAATTGGTACCAACACTGCCTGTGCGATTTTTGACCCGGGAGTAATCTCTTGAGCACTTCGTCCAACATTGTGCAGGTTGATATAAATCTCACCTGTATACCCCGGATCCACAACGCAGGCCCCGACCAGCAACTGTCTCTTTGCGGCAATGCCGGATTTGTTCTTGATCTCAAGCATATATCCTTCCGGCAAATCTACCTTTATTCCAGTTGGTATTAGACAGTTTTCCCCTGCTGGAATTTTAAACTTGTGATCAGGCTCCCACACACACTTGTTGTTATCAGATGTATCCGGACAATAGAAAACATCCATTCCAGCATCTGATGTGTGTGCCCGGTTTGGCAGCTTTGCGCCATGTCTTATTTTATAAAATTTTAAATTCATTTTATCCTCCTGCGTATGATACTACCATATCTTGCATTGCGCTGTCAACTGAATAAAAGAAATTATCGTTGATAAGCATCTCTTGGAACAAGTGCGCTGTAGCTAGTTGATGTTCGGAAAGGTCTCCAAATTTATTTTTCCACTCAACGACTTTACCGTCTGGAAGAGTGCAAGAAATAGCAGACAGGTGCCCATCCCTATATCGATAAAGCACCTCTACATCGTGAGACACCCCTTCGTCGTCTAACACAGAGATTTCACAACCGCCGTCCAAAAGACAATCTCCGATGATAGAACCCTTTGAGCCCGCCACCTTTAGCGATCTGAATTTTCTAAATGGCATATTCTTGTGCCTGTCGGAAAACTTATATATAAGCATAGTGCCGTTCTCAAACAGACCCACCTTCGCTTTGACCTTTTCTAACGCAGGCATCTTAAACTCACCCTCTTTATCAACGTAATATTCGGATCGATAATTGTTCTCAACAGACTTAAGAGAAATAATCTTTGGAGACACTTCACCAGAAACGTAGTTTCTAAGCTGGGCTGCTCCGTGATAATCATAAGTCCTATAATCGTTTTCCACAGAAAGCACTTGACCCAGAGCCCCTGAATCGAGTAGCTTCTTTTTAAATTGCTCCATTGGCAAGAAAGGCCACTGTTCTAACACGCCCGCTTTAGCATCGCTCTCTATGATCTTATTGTAGATTGAATAATTATCCGTTGTCTCAATCAAGAAAGGAACAGAAGTACCAATTACCTCATCCAAAACCTCGGACATCTTACTTGACTTAATTGACACAATCAAAACATCAGGCTTGGTTTCAGCAACCATCTTGGTGATCGAGTCAAAAACTGGGGCGTCAACATCCATGCGTCTATGCATTGTTCCAGACTTAGTTGTTACTCCAACAATCTCTAGCTCATCCGACATTAGTTTCAATATCGGTAAATTATAATTTATCGTACGGTTTCCCGCACCAATTAATCCTATCCTCTTCTTCATCTTATCCTATCCTTTTAAAATTGTGATAAACACTTCTTGTGCTGAATCCCCATTGTTCATCGTAACTGAGTTTTGCAACATAAGGCCGATTCAATGTCAGCTTGTCTCTTCTACTAACACCCCAACACTTGATAGAAGTCGAGTTGCTAGTGGAATCGATTACATTGAGAATCCAATATTCCTTGCCGTTCTTGGTCTTCCTTTTAATGACTTCTCGTGGAATAAACCAAACCAATTGCAGATCCTCATCATACTCAGCAATCGGAGGGCAGCCTCGAAGTTCCAGCCTTTCTCGAACCTCTTCGCTCAAAACTAGGTCCAGCGGGAACACTCCAGTCAACTCAGACTTGTGTATAATTCTTTCCTCGACCGAAAAGTCACCCTCTTCTGTGTAGGCTGCGATATTCTCAGCCAGCTTCTTAGGGTTCTTGGGTCGATCACAAATCGCTGCGGACCAGAAGTGTTTCATCCCAGAGAACCTGTCATCTAGCATATCATCAAGCGCGCCTGATCGGCATAACACGTCAAGAGCCTTCTTGTTGAGCTTACTGTATGTAATATTCTCGTTGAATAACAAGTTGTCAATCGATGTGAATGGGCGATTGCTCAAGATTTGATCAATGGCTGATTCACCCAGCCCTTTTATAGAAGTCAGAGGCTGGATCAAAGTCTTTGCATCTTCCTCTGCGATTTCCCATACCGTGCCGGAGGCGTTGATATCTAAATCTCTGATTTTGAATCCCATTGATTTAGCAGTGTTGATAGCACGCTCTTTTCGCTTTTCTGGCTCCTTGTCGAGAAATGCTGCCATCCACTCAGAGGGATAGTAATTAAGAAGATAGGCACACTGATAGCTAAGAATGCTGTAGCTGACAGCGTGGGACTTATTAAAGCCATACCCTGAGAAGTACTCGAATGTTTGCCAGAGTTCTTCTGCGTCTCCTTGCGATAATCCCTTAGCGAGACAACCTTTGACGAACTTGTTGTAGATTTTAAGTTTCTTCGTTTCATGATCCCCTGTTCCTTTCTTTGTTAGAAGTTTGCGAAGTGTATTTCCCTCGTCGAGAGAAATGCCGTCTCCAAGTCGATGAGCTAGAAGCGCAATCTGCTCTTGGAAAATAAGATACCCGTAAGTTTCTTTTGTAACATCTTTAACGATGTCGTGCAAATAAGAAATATCTTTCGGATTATTCTTTGCCTCAACATATGTTTGATCAACATTCGCACTCAGAGGTCCGGGTCGGTAAATCGAAGTGATAGCTGAGATGTCGATGATACTCTTTGGCTTGGCCCGAGTACAAAACTTCTGTGCTCCTTTCTCAGTAAACTGAAAGATGCCAGCCCACTTGCCTTTGTGGAACACATTGCCATAAACTGCTGGGTCGTGTAAATCAATCTTGTCTGGATGTAAAAACTCATTGTAATATGCCTTCACGTCTTCGAACGTTGGGTCTGGGTTGTTGTGGTGTCTCTTAAGGATATGCCTGACTGCACCCTCGATCATACGAAGGGTTGTTAGGCCCAAAATATCAAACTTAATGAAACCTAAAGGCTCAAGGTGCCTGACGTTCTGGCCTTCTGACCACGGGGTCTGTCGAACACCGCCGCTATTAACAAGCGGCATCCACTTGTCCAGATCCTCACCAACCACGACTCCTCCAGCATGTCTAGATACAGAACGAACCTGACCAAGCAAAGCTTCAACGTGAGTCTTGACGTGGGGATACTTATTCAGGAACCTCTTCAGGCTGTCTGAGTAACTCATAACCTCTTCAAAGTTTGGAACGTAAACTCCAGCTTTGATGCCGTGAGCTTTCTTTGCAATCGGTGTCGCCTCTGCGATCATCTTGCCTGTCACAGAGTTGACCTCTGTAAACGGAATGTCATAGAACTTAGAAACGTCCTTAATAAGGGATCGAAGCTGCAACGTGTTGTAATTTGAGATTGGAACAACCGTTGAATCACCCCACTCGTCAATCAGCATCTCCTTAAGCTCCATTGGATTCGATACATCGTAGTCGATATCTGGATAATCAACCGCATCTTTGCGGAGGAAGCGAGAAAACAGAAGACCATACTTGATTGGGTCAATCTGCGTGATGTCCAGAACATAAGCAACCAACGATCCCGCAGCAGAGCCGCGTCCCGGGCCGGTTAGTTGAACTGAACTGGCTTTATCGGCAATGGCGTCCATCGTCAAAAAGTATTTTGCGAACCCGCGGTCTTTGATAACTCTAAGCTCTTCTTTGAGTCGATCAACATACTCTTGCTTACTTTGCAAGTTCTTATCTTTAAGCCCCTTGAGACAATTCTCAGTCAACGCTTGAATATCAGTTTTTCCTGCTGGAACGACAAACTTGGGGAGTCGAACCTCGTTATCGGGCATAAAGTCTTCGATCAAGTCATGTGCGATGTAATCCGTGCGAGCGATTGAGTCACGCACCAGATCATCATCATAATTTGTATTCAACATCTCAGAGTACTTCTGATAAGACTCCCACATCTGTTCGCCGTTCTTTGGATAAAGTTCATACCCAATCTCTTCTACTCCTCCGGGGAGTTCTGCGGACATATACTCTGGGAGTCCTCCCTTTCCGAGCCAACCGATTCGTTTATATAACTCGCGGTCCTTCCATGCATCAGGGTTAGGATAGTGACTATCAGCAGTAGAAATGAGATCAACATCAAACTCATGACAAACCTGAATAATATACTTGTTGAGTTTGTGTTGGTCTGGAATATTATTCCATTGTATTTCACCAAACCATTGGTCTCCAAAAATTCCTTTCATTCGACGAGTGGTGTCTCTCATCGCCTCCAGAACAGCTTCATCGCCGTCATCTTTATTATCCCAATAGTTACCAGCATATACTCCACCAAGACAAGCAGAGGCAGCAATAACACCATCGCTGTGCCGAGAAAGCAGATCATAATCCATTCTAGGATATCTATAAAAGTTCTCATCTTTGTAACTCTCCGAAACTAGCTTAAATATGTTGTTCAAACCGGTTTGGTTCTGTGCGAGGAGAATTAAATGGTTTCTTTTTCGCAAAATATTAGTAACTTTTTGCTTAGAAGCCTTTTCATCCTCGATACTTAGAGAGATATCTCTTTCTACCTTCTTTTTTTCATTTTTTGCCTTCTCGTATTGATCTCGCCAGACATCTAGCGAAGGGAGAAAGTAAGCTTCAACACCAAAAACTGGCTTAAAGTTATGGCCGTCTGCTTTGAGCTTCTTTGCGTGTAGTACCTGATATGGAAGGCCGTTCATATGGCCGTGATCAGTTAAAGCCAGAGCGTCACCGCCGTTGTGAAGAGCAAAATCCATATGATCTTGGGGATAACCCAGACCATCGTTCAAACTCAAGCCACTGTGTGCGTGTAACCCCACGAAAGGTATCTTTTTAGACAAATTAGTTCTCCAATTATTTTTATAGTATTAGATTAACACAGAAGTTATTTAAAGTCAAGCATTTAATCTGTGGCTATCGTGTTCGGAAGAGATATTGCGCGGATGAAAAGATCTGGGTATTCAGCTTCATCTGTCCCTCCCCATTTCCAAGTATGGCTAGCTGTTCTGCCGCCGGTTCCCACATAATAAGTGTAGGAAGTGCCGGCAGTGAGGCCAGTCAAATACCAGCTATGTGTTATTATCTCGTGAGAAGAACTTGCGCTATCGTTGGATGGCACTCTCACTTTCTTTACAAAACGAGTGCCTAAAGAGTTCCAACTAGACGCATCCGATAAGCCAAGATATAAGAAGTCAAAAGATGAGTTAGTGTCTGAATGACAGTATCCTTGAAATTGAATCTCCACTTTCCCACTTGCAGGTGCCGTAAATGTAACTTTCCAATTCGTATTTGGTACCACCATGCTAGTGGTAACGTCGTACTCTGCATAGCTGCTCGCGCCGCCATTATTAAGGATTGAGGTCCCTAGGATGAGGCCGCCCATTTCATAAATATCTAGAGGCACTTTCGGACTCGTTGTAGCAATACCCACATTACCGTTCTGGTCGATTACCATTCTGGTGGTGCTGTTGGTTTTAAATGTCAGATTGTCGGTAGTATAATCGTTAAAAACGATCCATTTTCTCGTGCCGCTCTCGTACAACTCAAGGCCGGGGTGGCTGTCGGTGTCTCCGTCGATTTTAATTCTAACATCGTCTCCAGCAACTTTAAGATTCCCGGCTATATGTAGCGCCTCGCCCGGAGAGCTTGTTCCGATACCTACATTACCCGCAGAGGTAATTCTCATTCGCTCAGAAGATGTTGTATCGTCGTCTTGGTCGTCAGGGGCTGTTCCAAAAACAAGATAACCGCCTTTATCAGTTGCTGCGTGATGTTCAGAAGCATAACCTGCTATGTACGCTGAGGCTTCCGCAGTTCGGCTCGGGCGATTACCATCTGCGGAGTCAAATCCAATTCCACCTAAAATGTTATCTGGATATACTGCGCCGTCATAACGAATTAGCATAATGCCTTCATCGCCATCCGCACCTTCGTGATGAATCTCTATATTGTGGTTAGGTGCCACAAAACAACCTAATCCAACTCTATCGTTTGCCGCATCGACGTGAATAGCATAATCACGATTGGCTGATTTGACCTGAGTGTTCGCTGTTCCTGCTGTACCGTCCCCATCTTCATTGACAACCAAAGATCCGCTAATTACTAAAGATCCTGTTATGTAAGTGTTATTTCCTAAGATAGTTCCAGCCATTATTTGTTCTCCTCGATGTAATTATCTTCACCGATTGGATTCCACTCGTGATAATCTAAAATATACTTAGGTGGTCGGCTTATATCTTTAGATTCAGGAGAAGACATAAACTGACGATAATCTTCCCAATTATCTATCTTGTAATACCATGGAAGACAAAACATCTGTTCTTTGCTAAATTCTAAACTTCCAAACACGTCCTGAAGGGAGAAAAATCTAGCTGAATATCTCTCTTCTATTGGCAGCTTTTCTTTTGGGATGCCCTCCGTGCTATTTTTAAACATTCCGGTCGCGTTTTTTCTAAAAGATTTACGAATTTTAATAAACTGCTCAGAATTAAATGTAAATCCAAGGTATTCTCCATCTTTGATAGTTTTGCCGAGATAAGAGAAGGCAAAGCCTTCACGACTTGATATCTCACGCCTCTTTTCTCTTAAGCCCTCAACGGGATAGACGCCATATGGGAAAGCCGTATAAAAACGGTCTGGTGTAACCCATTTACTTATTCTTTTGCTTATACTGTAAGCTGACATAGCGCCATAGAGGACTGACCAAGCTAAACAATCTCTTTTATCTCTATCATTAGGGTGCACTGGCACATAAAAAATTGGTATTTGTTTTCTTTTGTTTATTTCATTTGGATCTTGTGGCCTGACCGCCCAAACAGGGTCATTTATATACTCACCTAAGCGATGACGAATAAGAGGTTGTACATCGTCGTTACATACAATCCATATTGTCTCACATCCAGCATATGCACACTCAACAACAGCGCGTTCAATCGCAAGATAATTCTGTGCTATCGGAGCGCAGCAATCATGCCACGGGAAGCCGAAATCCAGTGGTGGGCCTGCAATCGGGACCACTCCTGCCAGATGAAACTGTTTTTTTAAATCGCCTTCATTCATTTTTTTACAATTAGTTCATTTAATTTTATACTATATTCGTTCTTTTTTTTAGAATCCACATAAATTTCTTCTGCGGGCCTGTAGTCGAAAATCATTGATTCAGTGTTTTCGTAAAAGTCGCGCTCAATCTTTTCAACTTCTCGCTTCTTTGGGTCTATTTTTACAGCATAATATTTATATTTATTTGGATTGTTAAAGTCCCTGCCGTTCCTCGCACCTCGGATACCTGCCGCTTTCATCAATTTTAAAATCTTGAATTTTACATATGTGTCTGAGTTTTCAAAATTTTCAAGCTGATACTTTTTTAAATAGGAAACTGAAACTAGGTCTTTTCTATCTTTTGAGCCGGCAAACCTAGTCGAAGGGTAAAAATAAACTTCTTTCACAAAATCATTGTCTGTTTCAAAATAATCATAGTCGTGTTTCATACCGGATTTAACATCAACCCAGTCAATAACCTTAAAATTAAAAATTTGCTTTTCTGGTATGGGTAGTCCATCTATACTTTTGCTGTCGAAGATTCTTAACTTTTTAAACTTAACTCTTATAACTCTAAACTTCTTTGTTGTTATTTTTAACATATTATCGTCTTCTATGCGAATTGTCGACACTTTATTAGAAAGAGGTATGTGACCAGACAAGGACAAAACGAACATTAGGTGCTCCCAGACCTTGAGTTTGGGGTGTCCGACAACTTTCGTAGATTCTAGACCACGGAGTTCATAATTATCAGCCTCTAGGTGTAACTTATCTAGTTCAAAATCAGAATCGAAAAATTCAAAGAATTGAGGCTTAGATTCTTCATTATATATTAAGGGTACTGAATTAAAATAACTATATGTTAGAGCAGCTAGAGAGTTGCCGATCACAACCTCGTCAAATTCATATTTATGTTTATTCATAACATCCGGGGATATCTTCTTGATCATAGTATTCGGCCTGCACCTTTTCCGACTCTTTGTCAAGGCGTTTTGCAAGTCTCATAACTTTTTCTGCGTATCGATATCCCTTATGTGTGCCGCGGCGGGCTTTGCAACGAGACCAGCCTGCATTATAAGAACAAAGGCTTCTTTTATAAGAATCCCTATATCGATCCAAATAATAACTTAAGATCTTTGTCCCTCTTTCAATGCTTGTCTTTGGGTTCTGTAATTGTCGACATGTAAGCTTCTTGCCAAAGCGATTTCGATACCCTCCAGAGTATTTTGGCAAGATTTGCGTCAAGCCACAAGCGTTAGAGCGGCTCCGAGCAGTTGGGGTCCAACGACTTTCGATAAAGATCAAAGACACCATCACTGCCGGATCGACGTCGTGCTCAAAAGCGACGTCCACAACTGTTTCCATATTTTCACACGCCACATCTGCATTGGGTAATACCAATGAGACATATGCAGCGCAGAGCAATTCTGCTAAAGACATTTTATACCTCTGTTTTTGGTTTTGCTAAAAAGATTTCGCCTTGACTGGCGCGGCCCATGGCCTCAAATTGATTATTAGGTGGATCTGCTGCTGTCCATTCAGTAAAAGCAAACTTAACTCTTCTGTCCTCACCTTTTACTAGTCTGGACCATACTTGCAGAGCACTCCCTTCTTCCGCTTCTGAGAAAGGTCCGTAAAGAACTTTCCCATTTCGATCATAAACTGCTGCGAACGGTGCACCGGTGCTTTCTGGACGGTGCTCGTGATGAAGCCCCCATCCAAAAAGAAAAGCATCCTGATTGTACATCTCACAGATTGTTTTACAAAGCTCAAAAAGGGCTTCAAGAGATTCTTTTGGATCTTCCATCTTTGTGGACTTTCCGGGGACCATCAAGCTCCTTTCAGTTACACTGACTAGTTTCTCTTCGCCTTGATCCTCTTCCCAGCCGCCTTCAGTTTTTACAAACCCAAAACCAGCGCCACGAATAAGGGCCATAAGCTCAGTAAAGTTCTTGCTATTTTCTTCTGGGGAAAGATTGCCCCTGTCTGAAGTTATCGAAGCAAATCCAATCGTATTAAAGTGGTTTTCTAACCATCTCTTTAATCTGATTTCAAGAATTACTTCTTTATCCACAAGCTCTTTAATTTCTTTCAGTGTGATCTTCATCTAGCCGACACAACTCCGTAAACATAATTTTCTAACACTAAATAGAACTCATCGTCATCAATCTCAATCTTTTGAACCATTGAGTTTTCGACAAGTACTTTGTCTCCTCTGCTAACTCCAACATTACAACTTGGAGACACACTTAGGACCCTAGCTGTAGCATAAGGTTTTGGTGGTGTCGCGTAATCATCTGGTAGCAAGATGTTCGTAGTGTTTTCTTCTGTTTTTTCTTCTTCCACGATGGGTTCGATGAGAAGATGTCTATTTCTTGGCTCTAATTTCATTTTATCTCCTTTATCCGCATTTTGAATAGCCACATGCCGTACAAGTTACGCACCCATCCTGATAAATCAAGCTGCTTTCGTTACTGCAGCCCGGGCATGCCTTATCAGAATGAGCTTTTTCGCCGTCTTGAATATAATTCTTAAGAATCCTAGCAACACAGCGTGAAAAGCTGAACATATCACTGTCTTTGTCCTTCTGAAGTTGCTCAACCAAGAAACTTGGCCTTGCTCCGTGCCGAAGAGATAGAGATATCATTCGAGTGAATGCTGAGTTGTTTGGGTTGTCGAATACTTTCACGACATCGCGTACAATCATAGTATCACCATTTTTACCTACCGTTAAGTCATAACGATTATCTTTTGTTTTAAACTTAACCTTAGTTAACGTTCCCTTTACAAGGGATGATGGAATCTCGATCAAATTTGAGAGACCCCCCATTACCTCGTAAGGCTTTCCATCGAGTTTGCCGACTAGAATAGTCCATTTCTCACCTTTAATAGTAGTATGGTGAATATCGCAGTCTAGAACCTCTGGGCGATTGGGCGCTGTTGATGAACAAAACTTTTCCTCTGTTTTTTCATCGTTAGTAACAAGCACGCCAGATCGCGACCCGTCAACATATACTGTAATACCTTTTAGTCCCAGCTTCCAGCCCAAAAGATATAATGCAGCAACAGTTGAGGGTTCAGTGTCTTTCGGAAGATTAATCGTCGAACTAATAGAATGATCGATACTCTTCTGAATGACAGACTGAATCTCCACTCTTTTCTTCCAGTCAATCTGATCACTAGTTGTAAAGAACTCTGGGAGGGCGTCTTCTGCAGATGTCCTCGTTGCTCCTATGGTATCCAACCACTCCTGAACATTATGGTGGAAGACTTTATATTCAAGCCATCGGTCACCAAGGTCATCAACAAAGTCCGCCTCAACATCTGCCTCATCATGGGACAACTTCCTGCGTCTAGTGTAGCTGTTACGAAACACTGGCTCTAGGCCGGAACTAGTCTGAGACATAATCGAAACAGATCCAGTTGGAGCATTTGTCAGAATTGAAATATTACGTCTTCCAAATCTGGAAATTTTTTCCTGCAAAATTTTTGGCAGATTTGAAATAAACAAGTTGCTCTTCTCTGTGTCCCAATCGAAGATGGAAAACGGACCCCTCTCCTTTGCCAATTCAACTGACTCTGAATAAGCTTCGTTACGCAGGGTAGAATAAATCTTATCGATAACCTTCAACGCATCGTCTGAATCGTAAGCTATATTAAGGTTGGCGAGGGCATCTGCAAGGCCGTGTGTGCCTAGACCTGTGCGGCGACCGGTCTTGCAAGCATGTAAAAGCTTCTTCCACATAGCCTTTTCATCTTTTGTATCACAATGCTTCACAATATCTTCAAGCTTCTCAACTTCAAGTTCTACAAGGTCGTCAGATAAACGTTGACCCACGGACACAACCTTGGCGAACTGTTTATAATCAAAAGTAGCCTTACTGGTAAAACGATTCTTGACAAAGTTTTTAAGATTAATAGAGATGAGACGACAAGAGTCGTTTGCTGAGAGAGGTAGTTCGCCACACGGATTTGTCGTGACTGTTTTGAAGCCCTGATCAGCGTACTCGTGTGCTGGCAAATAGTTTACAATGTTGTCCCACATCATCAGGCCCGGTTCTGCTGTCTTAGTTGCAGACTCAATAATCTTGTCCCAAAGCTCAACTGCGTCTATCTCTTTTGTGTGAGTTGGGTTGTCAGAGTCCACAGGGAATTGCAAAGTAAAGACGTCGTTGTTCTCTACTGCTTTCATAAAGTCGTCGTTGATCTTTACGGACACATTTGCTCCAGTGACCTTGGTCAGGTCGTGTTTCATTGTAACAAACTGCTCAACGTCAGGGTGTCGAATGTCCATTGTGATCATAAGTGCGCCACGACGGCCATTCTGCCCAATCATACGACAAACATAGGAATAAAAGTCAGCGAATGACCAAGCTCCGGTGGTGGTACCGGCTGAGTTATTAACCTCTGCTCCGTCTGGACGAAGATCTGAGATGTCTAGACCAACGCCACAACGTCGCTTGAACAAGTTGGCTAATTGCTTCCCAGAATCCATAATCGAAGACACATTATCCTGCGGAGAATCCACAACGACACAATTTGAGAGCGAAACCTTAACGTTGTTGTTTCCAATCCCCATCATTGGAGATCCCTGAGGGACGACATAATCGAAGTTCTTCAAGTAGCCATAGATTTTCTCTTCTGTAAGGGAGCGATCACCACCGAACTTCTCTTCCATTCTTGCAAATTCTTTGGCCAACCTTTTGTGCATGTCGTCCGGTGTTTTTTCTAGTAAATCCCCATTTTTCTTTTTAAGGGCATATTTGGATATCCAAACGTTTGTAGCGAGTTCATCGCCCTTAAAATATTCTAATGTTGCCGCTTCTACTTCTTGCTTTGTGTATGTCATTGTTTGCTCCTAAATTTTTTATACTTGTCAGCTAATAAATCTTTCTGCTCTCTCGCAGTTTTTACAACCACAGATTGGATTGTATTGTCAGTTCCGGGTTCTAAAACCTCCAACTGCACGTTTGATGTATTTATTTTCATTGGGAACACCAACCCATCAGGACCATTTCTGTTCTTTGCTACAAACATTCTTCCTTCGTTATCTATTTTGTCCTCCACTGTACGTGAAATCGTGCAAATAAAATCTGCAACAAAACACTTATTAAAAGCCTCAGAGATTGACTCCATCGTAATGACTTCTGCGTTCAATCCAGACCTGTTTGTCTGAGATGCTGTCCAAACGGGACATTCATATTCCTGAGCTATCGCCCTGAGGTCTTCGTAAATAGTCTCCAACTCGTGTCGTTTCTCTTTACGAATGACAGAAGGTCTTAATAAATCACCATAATCTATAATAATCATATCGATAGAAATGCCTCTAAGCTTAAGTTTTTCAAGGTGATTCTTGATTGTGGCCGGTGAGGCAGATTTTGTTGGATATTCTTTAACAATTAAGCGCCCTTCGAGATCTTTCACCTTATCATAGATCATATCTTTAAATGCTGGCAACTCTTTTAACGGCACTTTTGTCATACAACTATCATACCTCGATGCTATTACTGTCGACCCTAGCTCTAGTGTATAGTGTATCACATTTTTGCCTGATTTTATAGCTTCAGCGCCTAAATGTACAAGAGCCATACTCTTTCCTGCACCGGTTGGGGCGATGACCACTCCAAGCTCACCTTGACCCAAGCCACCTTCGCAAATTTCATCAATATATTTCCAACCGCTAGTGACTGGGTTCCTAGGTCTGAACACGAACCTCTCTTCAAAGTCTTTAAGGTAATCATAGCCAAAATTATTATCAGAACCTAGTTTTAAGGCATTGTTAATTTCTTCTGCGATCTCATCAAAAGAAGATTTTTGCAAAAGGCCGACTGACTTGATCATAGCTTCTTTGAGCTTTTGTTTCTTGCAAAAATCTAGTGCTGTTTTCTTAATGTACTCTTCGCCGTCGACACCCATGTCTGACTTGTGAATACGAGCAAAGTAGTCCCTAACTTGGAGCTTTATTGCTTCGCTTTCATCATCCAAGTTTGCGCGCAAAAGAGTCATCATCGTTTCACGCGATGGGTGTGTTTCATACTCTTGTTTGTACTCCACAACCTGATTGACGAATACTCGTAAGTGCTTAAGTTCTAAAAACTCAATGTCAAAGACCTCTACTAACTGATCACAGAAAGATCGATCCTGCAACATAAGTTGACAAAGACTTTCCTGAAACTTTCTGCCATATTTTGAAAAGCTAGCCTTAGTATCTTTCATTACCAGCACACAACATCAATGTTTTCCCACCAGCAACCATAAGAATCCCAGTATTCGCACCACGTCTCTTCGCAGAGCCATCCATCATAATCATAATATTCCCAAATACAGCACTGATCTGGGTAGCAGTATGTTGGGTTTCCCAAGTCCCAGTATAATTGCTCAACGTTATCACAAACTGGCTCTAATAAATACGGACCTGTTGGTTCTGGAATTCTAGAATCTACAACCAAACAACTTGACAAAAACAAGCCCGTTAAAAATATAAATCTTTTCATCTCTTTCTCCTGCTATTACTCTACTAAATTCTAGAGGTTTTGTCAAGCGTTATCTGCAACAATTCTTTTCATTGTCGCGAATAAGTCTGTCCAGTTGAAAACGCCGAAGCCATCTTCGTTCATCATCTTCATAACTTCGGTCTTATTAAACTGTTGTTCTGCCTCTTCTATCGCATAGCATATCTTATTCTTTCCTTGAATAGATATGTTTGGAGAGTATAGTTGCATTATCTTATAGTTCTCCTCGATTACTTCTTTGTTTTCCAGCACGCCTGTGAATATTTTCAGATTGCTGTCTAAACTCTCACAGTAATCGAAAAGAGTTTTTAAATCACATGTCTTTTCCTCTGCTAAAAACGGAAATCGTTTAGCGATAGACTTTAAGCCTGCTCCGGGGACGCCGGGGAGGTTATCGCTCTTATCACCTGCCATAGCTCTGGCGAGAGCCATGTTCGTCGGATGAATCCCAAACTTTTCAGAGATTCTAGCTTGGTTTAAAACTTCCTTTTGTACTGGTCTGAACAAAATTGTTTCTTCATCGCAGAGTTGAAAGAAATCTTTATCACTACTCACAACAACTTTCTGCCAGCCTTTCAGAGACTCCATTTGTGTAACATAGGCAATAACATCGTCAGCTTCTACTTCAGGGAGCATCACCTGAGACACGGGCATCTCGTTCAAGTATTCAAACAATCTCGCTTGTTGCCAAAGTTTGTTTTCAAGCTCCTCATTTTCAGTTAAGTGCTTGATATCTCTATTTAAACGCAGGGGCTTCCTGCCTTCTTTATAGTTCTTGTTTATTGTCTTTCGCTTTCTAGATCCGCCGGGTCCGTCCCAAGCAATAACCACTTGATCTGGCCTTGTTTCGCGAAGGAGCTTTTGAAGGATCTTGAGAAAGCCTTTAACTCCACCAATTGGCTGTCCGTTGGTGGAGAGGCTAGGGTCTACGATATATGACCGAAAATACATATTTAATGCATCAACGATCAGTACTCTGTTTTTATTCGTCGGAGTCATCAGTTGTCTCGCCTTCAATGTCATAGTAATCAGCAGCAGTGCCTTCTCGTTTATCAAACTTAAGGATTACTTCTTCATCGATGAGTTGTAAAATGCGAGCACGGAATGCTTCGTCTTGAATCTTCTCTTTCCATTTTGATGGTTGGAACTTAACTGAGTTTCCGTCACCCATATCAAGGGTGTACCAAGAACCAGAACTAGTCATGTGCTTAGAGCCTTTAACCGCTTCAAACCAAGACTCTTCATCCTGAACTCCAATTTCATCGCCCCACATAATCTTAAATGTACACTGGCGACCTTGTGTTCCAAAACGACTCTTCTTTAGAGTAGCTTTGACTTCTGATCCTACTCGGAAGCCGCGGTCATCGGTAATAAAAGAAGCCTTAGATTTGCGGCCTGTGAGCCAAACACGCAAAGAGTAGGCATAAATCATTGCCTTGCCTCCGGGGGTCATATAGGGCTCCACAAGAGCCTCAGAGGGGCTTCTAGTGATGTTTGTTTTCAATTGGTTAAGCACCAAGAAGGTCGATTGCGTATCTGCGATAGGAATTGTCAATTTTGACATACCTTTCGCTAAGATTCGAGCCTTTACAGCCATCGAAGAAAGCGGGTTGAAGTCCCCCTCCAAGTCGCTAATCGCTGGTGTTAAGGCAAGAGAGTCCCAGATAAAAAGAAACTTGTTGCCAGTGCTTAAAAGCTCCTCAATCGTCTCTAGGACAAACTCAACTGACTGAGCCTGTACATATAGTAGTCTTTCCAGATCGCAGCCTGCGCGTTCTAAGAAGTCGGGATCAATCGCAGACTCGGAATCAAAATAAGCTACGTCAATACCCATTTTCTGAGCGTTCGCTGCAATCTGTGCAGCCATATAAGACTTACCTGATGCTTCAAGTCCTGCAATCTCCACAACCTTTCCTACTGGAATACCGGCAAGTTGTCCTCGACAAATAATAGAATCAAGCCAACGGGATCCTGTTGGAATCCACTCTTTCACCTCTGTAGGGTTGGCTTCTTGTAAGTTATGTGCAACATTCATTCCGGCTCGCTTGTTGATCATACTGCGAATGTCGCCCATGGAAATCTTTCCGGGTTTTGTATTTTTTGGTCTTGCCATTTTATCCTCGTTTGTTTTTATTTAAGGGGAGGGGGCCGAAACCCCCTCCGTTAGACTTGCTGTCTAATTAACTACCAAGAAGCTCTTCAAAAGCTGCGTCGACATCCTTTGTGGTGTCATCGCCATACTTGGTAGTTTCTTTAGAGCGCTCTTCAGCACTCTCTTCACCTGCGAGGAACTCATCTAACATTTGCCCCACGTCTTCAGGTGTCTTGCGCTCGAAAAGAGTGTTGAAGTCGGGGATATTTTCAAGTAACTCTTTGCAGCGCGAGTTGTCGTCACATAAAGCCGAGTTTTTGCGACGTGGTGTGATCTTTGTTTGAGGAAAGCTAGCGCCTACTGGCTTTCCATAATGAATCACTAGGTCTGTACCTTCCTCAGAATCGGTGATATCACCGTACTCTGGATTAAGTACTAGGCTCAACAGCTTTTCGTAAGCCATCTTTCCGTACCCCCAGATACGGACACCCTTATCTTCTTCACCTCGTACAATTACGGGCGAGAAGAATCGTTGGCGAGCCATAAGGTTCTTCGCCATCTTAATACTGTCCTCTGTGCCTTCGTCGAACAACTCACGCACGAAAGAGTCCAGCGGATCAGATTCCCCAAAGTTTTTCTTTGGGCTTAGAAAGCCGGGATTCTTGCCCACATTATAATGGAACCAGAAGTCCTTGAAGGGATCTCCATCTGGAGTTGGAACAATACGAATTGTCTGTTCACCGTCCTCCGGACGCCAGAATACAGTATCCTGCGATCCCTTATTTTGAAGCTTGTTAAGCTTTGCTTTCATTTTCTCTAAATCAATAGCCATATTATTTTCTCCTGTTTTTAGCTAGAGTCAGAATGACAAATCTCTCATTCTGCTGTTTATAATTTACCACAATTAAACTTTTTTGTCAAGCGTAAAAGTATCTTTTTTAACAGAGACGCTTTCTACTCGACCAACGACTGAGTTCCAGTTGAATACGCGGAAGCCGTGGTCAACCTCCCACACCAACTCTCGGCCCTCAGTCATTTTTGTTTGCTTACCAGTTCCCTTAACTTTTGAATTAAGAAATTCTTCTGGAAGCTCTGTCAGTTTTACGAACGTCATCTGACGCTCTTCTCCATTCTGTTTAATGAATGTTCCTTTAAAACCATTAACACTAGTCATTTTCTTCTCCTGTTTGAATTGACGAACTATAACTCAAGGTATAAGCAAAGTCTTGTTCATATTTCGTTGCGAATATTCCGTAACTAATTTTTGTGTTTTCACTTGCTTTCTCTTTTACCTGTTGTTTGATCTTTTTAAACAAAGCGCCATCTGATCTCAGTTTGTCTCTGTTTATTGCATAATAATAACGTACTTCTCGCTCATTGTCAAGAGAAAAAAACTTTTTGTCTTCGCCGCTCTCCACGTCCAACAATCCAATGGTTGAAATCCTTGCAGTTTCATAGGGGTCAGAAAACGTATCGGTTACAGATTCAATATGGTTATATACGTTTATCATATGAATTGTGGACACGATCATTTCATTTAGTTTGTTGTGATAACCGATTAAAGGAACGTCGCCGATGTGCCTTTCCAGTGCAGGGTTGTCTATCAAAAAGATTCTTTTGAAAACAGCAGATCTCGCATATTCTTGCAAGACATTAAAAGTAACTCGTTCTTGTAGTCTTCTTCTTTCAGGCAAAAGATCAGTGTCCGGGCGTATATAAAGTATGTTTATGTCCCTACCTCTAAGATGCTCCAAAACCCTTAAGCAGGCTCCTGATATATCTCCAGATCCTCCAAATACAAACAAAATCTCGCCCTTTATGTCTTTAAAGAAGTTTTTCATGTTCGGGCAAAAAGACTCGTAGTCTTCAGGGCTACTTTGTGCCGGCATATTGAACAATCCTTCTTTTGGGAAGTCTCCATAAGGAGTTTCTTCGTAAGCATCTAGTCCGACATCAATCTTGTAAACCTCATATTCTTGATATTTTGCAAATTCATCTGCGATATTGCAGCCAGCTTGACCTAAGCCAATAATCGTTTCCATTTTATTCCCCCACAGTTTCCAAAATTATTCGTTTTCGGAAAGCTCCTTTACTTCTTTTCTTTTTACGTACCTCTGTCTCCAACTGGTCGATAGTATATCCCAAAGCTGGTACTAGTGCTCCGAATACTTCAGCAATATCAGCCAATTCTTCAAGACAGGGATCCTTCAAAAATTCATTTACTTCTTCAAATAGTTTCTCTTTTAGTTTTTTCCTATATTCTTCATCTGAAGCAATGTGAGTGGAAAACTCTTTTCCTTCTTTCGTCATTATTAAAGGTATCTTATCTCTTATCAATTTGTTGTACACTTTCACAGTTTCATTTCCTTCATTTCACCAAAATTTTTGCCGGCGTGAACATTAACTTTGAATACGCCCAAATCTGTCTCAGAAAATTCCTTTATCATCTCCAATAAGGATTCCCTATCCTCGTCCGCAAAATCCAGAACCAAACTATCGTGAATACAAAATGCGATTTTGGACCTTTTGTCTTGAAGTAACTTATTGACGGCCAAGACCCTCCTCAAAAAGGTATCACTCGTCGTACTTTGAATAATATAGTTCAAAGCATGGTGCTTATCCGCAGGTATTATTCTATCATAAAAGGTACATACTTGTTCACCGTCCCAATACTTTTTAAGCACCGAATCTCTGTCATAAACGCCAGAAGAGAGGTTATCTTTCGAAACTGGATTGTATAGCCAAGCAAAGATTCGTTTCTTAGCCTCATCACGCGTCAGTTCGTCGTTATAGACGTGTTTGGCGTTCCAAGTGTGAATGTCTTGCTCTGGCTGTTCCTGCCCGGAAAGGGCCAATAGCGTTCGAAGTTCGGCTGCATTGAAATCAAGCTCAATAAACCAATCATTCTGCGGCTTTATCACCTTTCTAAGCTCTTTTGCGAGAGTGAGGATTGGGAAGCTATTTTTCTTTGTTGTGAAGCGGCCTGTCTTTGTCCCATACATATTATAATGTATATAAGGGGGCAAGGATGCCAATTTGTTTTTCCACTGCCTCGTTCTAAAACTAGACATCTGCCCATTCAAGGACTCCAGATCCAAATTGATTTTTTGTCCCCTAATTTGACTAGTCAACTTGGTCAAACCTAGGTTAAAATCGTAATTTTTAGGACGTGAATAGTTTTCTAGAACATGTCTTGTAATCTTGTTCTTAAGTTCACAATATTCTAATAGAAACCTAGACGGAACCAACTCAAAAAAGCAGTTCTCATGAAGGTCGACTTTTGATTCTTGAAAAGATCTCAAAAAAGCCTTCAGTCTATCAGTCTTTTCTTCCCACTGGTCTTTTAGCGATTCGGGACAAGCCCCGCTGCAAGACAATCCAGCACAGTATAGCCCAGCGTAGTCAATATCTTGTCCATCAAGATAAGGGGCATACTCCCAAGTTGCAGTAAGACCTTCAGGAAGTTCTCCGTAATATATTTCACCATCGATATAAACTCCAATGCATTCTTGTTTGTCATCAAGTGTTTGAAAAAGCAATTTTTCCTCATGAATGTTCTTTCACATATGTATAATCAACCAAACTGCCCGCCTGTAGATTACAGCTTTGATAGTTCTGACAGAACTCAGGGTTCGCGGCTGCTTTCTGTGAGGCAATTCTACTTATACTCTTATTAATATACAGCATTGCTTTATCTAAGTCAACCTTTTTTAACAAAAAAGCTGATTTTTCTACGATCCTGTCAAACCTCTTAGGATCCATGTAGCCGAAGATCGATTCTTCACTGGCTCTTAAGAAAATGTAAAAAGGTATCCCTAGGGGAAGAAAGACTCTCTCGACTTCGGCCAAGTCAACTCGTGACCTAAAGATTACCGTTTTATCAACCGAACCGGGGGTGGCGCAGGACAGTGATGTAGGCTTAAGGATTGTAACGGTTGGATACCTCTGGACAAATCGATTATAATATCTTCCCAAGGAGTTCATTAGCTCTAGTATATCATATTTATAACTTCTATTGTAGTAAAGATTAAATAAATTTGATGCATTGCCGGGGGAATATACCAAACCTTTCTTAGAACTCGTCTTTCTGTAAGATTGGATTATTTGTGCATCTGTCCAGCCAGCATTCCTCGCTATCTCAACTTGTTCTGGTGTTGGTTCTATTGTTCTTGTCCAATAGTTCTGCATTTCCACAGAAGCAACATTTGCATACAGCCTCCACGGGGCATTCTTCGTAACTAAAAATCCGTGTTTTATGGCAGCATTCCTATAAAAAACAAAATTTGGATCTTGAAGCCATCTTTTTGCAACTTCTTCGTCAGAAAAAGGATCTCTAGAAATATCGACTATCAAGCCACTAATATTTGCGGGACAGTGCCTTGATTTAATCCACCCTGTTTTTGTTATTGGCCAATCAGAAGCTATAGCAGAAACATAATTGATAAAATTGTCTACATAATCCCCAAAAGACCTAATCTCTTGGTTTTTAGGCTTATCTCCAGCTAACAAATATGCTTCAAATCCAGCATATATCCCTACGAGCCAGTTGGAATAAAGAGTGTTTACATCTCTCCAGCCTCCGCGGGCCTCGATGCCTTTATAAAACTTACCTCTTTTGTGTAACCTGCCTAAAGATACTGCTTTCGAGAAATACCTCTGCAAATCCCCAAAGGCGTCGGCAACGAAATCTAGCGCAACGTGAGGTTGTCCGGGCTGTAGTTGAGACAAGTTCAAGGGGTCTGTCATATAAACAGAATACTGTTTTTGATCAACCTTACCATAATGAAGTTTCTCATAATGCACATCCATCGGCTTTGGTCCAAATTTAGGAAATGCATCTCGTCTTGATTGTTTATAGTAAAACTGGGCGTATGTACTTGTTGAATCTGGCATTATTCACCACCTTCATATTCTGGGAGTGTGGTTTCGATGATTTCACCAGTTTGGGGATCTTTACGGCGAGAGATGACTTTTCCAGAGTTTTCGCGGAGGCGGGCTTCGTTGGCCGCATTATATTCTGCTCGCATTTTTGATTGCTCTTCTGGGGTAAAGTCGATATCGCTAGTAATATCTTTCGTGCTAAGAACGGGTTTTTCTCTAGCCTCCTCTCTTTTCTCGGCTAAATCTTCGGCAAGAGATTTAAATTCGTACTCTCTGCTGGGGTCCACATCCATTGTTCCTAGGATGCCTTCTTCGCCCTCAGCGCGTTTCCGGATCTCCTTGACTCTAAGTTCTGCTAATTGTATTTGTTTGTTGGTGTTGCCAGTATATTTTTGGTCTTCTTCTGGTAACACCTCGCTTGCGCGTCCGGGGGCAAGTGAACCTCGGGCAGTGATGCCGGCCTCTGAAAGTCTGCGGTCGATGTTTCTAAGCACCGTGGAATGTTCCGCATTTCCAGCCATTAGCATTGCACCGGTGCCGTAGTCTGCAGGGTTGCTAAATGGATCCGGTGTGTTGCTCAGTGTTCGATTATTCTCTGCTTTACGATCTCCAAAGGTGGTCCACAAAGCTTGAGTCATCGTTTCCCAATAGGTTCTGCCACCTTCAGCCCTGAAGTTATGCTCAATCTTGTTCATCATATAATATCCGCCGATGCCCAGTCTTCGCGAAGGACTAGCTTGGACGGAATAATTGCCAGCTAGCAAGGTTGTGCCGCGGCTGCGTTTTGATCTAGGGTCACCAAAGTTCTTTAATTTCAAATAAAAATGTTGGCCCGGGCGTGGGTAAGTCAGTCCATAGAAGCTGAGATCGAGATTGTAAGGTTCGCTCAATTCTAAAGAATTGTCTTTCAGGTCATTTGTCTCGCCCTTTGCCTCTAGATAAAAAGGCTGGTCGCTTTTATTAAAGCTAACTTGTTTTAAGGGCGAATTTGGATTTCCAACCTCCAAATGAACGACGCCGGCGTCGACATCCTTCTTTCTGTTGCCTTGCAGATGTTCAGGCTTGTCATTTGTGGCGTACACATATATAAGCTCTACTGTGTTTAATTGATGAAAAGGTCTCTTTTCATGGCGGGCTCGTCGCTTTTGTTGTCTCTGCGCTCTCTTTCTTACTGATGAATTCGATGAGGCGAGTTCTGCGAAATTTGGAATAGGAGGAGCATCTGACTCTGCCCTTGTGGCGGCTTTAAGGATCTGCGCTTTAGTAGGGCGAGTTAACAAAATACGAGCCGCGGAACTTATTGGGAGAAGAGCGCCGAAATACGCTTTGCGTATGTCCTCCTCTGCCATACTAGGAATGAGGTTAATCTTTGGATCTCCTGAGATGTCTGGATTAACTGAAACATGCTCTAAATTACAAGTAAGGTTATTGAGCGGCTCCCCGTGAATTCTACATTTGTTTGTAAAAACAGCTTTCACTAAGTTTGTCATGACATCTTTTATAAATTGATTTAGTGGATAACTCTTTCTCTGTCTTTTAACAACTTTTTCAATCCAAAATTCCATAAAAAGCTTCATTGAAATTGGAACCCTGTCTAAAGAAATTGTTTTCTTACCATTACTGGTGAAATCGTTCCAAGTTATATTTCCTAAAACAAAAAGTGTCTTATTTACTAAATCTTTTCCGGTCGGAGTAGAGTTCTTGTTCTCCGAATCGGCATACAAATTTAAATGATGTTTGCTGTTCGACTGATGGACGGTTTTTAAAACTATATCTATTAAATCACCTAAGAAAAAATAATTTATTGCATAAGTGCCTGTGAGCTTTTCTGGGGCGATGGCTCGATCAGTGCTTTTTTTCAACAAATTATGAAGCTCATCGGTTTTCCCGCCTTCAATTTGTTTTTTAGCTATTTGCCGCAAAATGTCGGCTGTCGAAACTGCCTGTTCAGCGGTATATTCCCTACCTGTCGTCTGACTTGTCTTGGTGTACCCTTCGTCATCCCCAAAGATTCCCTCAAACTCAGCACCTTCAACTATTGTTATATCTCTTTGTGCCTTTAGCAACTGAGGGTTAATCTTTTTCCAAAAATGTTTATAAAAGGACCTCGTATCGTTTTGGATAGATTCCCGTTGGCGGCGGAGTTCATCTGCTGCAGCGGTGTCGCCATTTTTTTCCAACTCTTTAAGACTCTTTTCTGTCTCTTTATCTAAAGCTCTGGAACCCCTGCGATTTACATAATCTCGTAGGTCTCCGGCTGGTACCTCAACAGTATAGACGTATGGATTGCCGGCTCTTTTGAGGCGCGTTTGGTCTGATTCTGATAATGTCGAGGCCGATCCGAAAGTTGCAGACTCACCCTTACCAACGCGGCCATAAAGCTGCTCGATGATTCTACTGTAAGACCTGCTGCGCTGTTGATCTTCAAGCATACCCCTGTCTTTCAATAATTTATCATATGCTCTTTTTGTTTCGCCATAATTTTGAAGTGCTAAAGATTTTCTGACGGACCACTCTACGCCCACTTGAGCCCATGCTTTTGATTCTGATTTGATCGCGCCTTTGAGATTATCCATAGCATCTTTACTTAATTTACGTTCTTCATAGCCAGCCGCTAGCTCAGGAATATCCATGATGCGGTGATGACGGTCAAAATCTGGTTCGCCTCCATAGGTTTTTCCGGGTTCGGCGAGCAATGTTATCTGATACCGCTCAACCATTTCAGGAGTGATAACAAACTCAGATACTTCATTTGGTAAACCTCTGGCTTTAACATTACGATGTGATACTGTGTCTATATTAACGCCAGCCTTTGTTAAGTTCTGCAATCCAAGGCTATCAGAAGCTAATTTAGCTAATTGGTAATTACGATACTCTTCTGTTTTCATAATCTCGCCCATCTTCCTATCATACTCTGGATCTTTTAAGATGTCGGCGTGTTTTGTATTCATTGCACTCTCTAGGGCACCAATATATTGAACGTCTAGGTAGAAAGGCAAGTTTACATTGTCGTGATCGAAAGAAAATTCGTGTTTTACAATATTTAAAAATAAAGTCAATCGATTGTTGCTTATTAATTCCATAATTGCTCTTCGTCGATTTAAGGGAAAGTCTTTGCCCCAAACTTTATCATCATTAAGAAATGTTGAATCTTTAGGCAGATAGAAAAGTTCCATTTTAATTCTAAAGTTGTCTTGAGAATAAACTCTGTGGTTGTCTTCCAGCATAAGTTGCGCGTTTTGAGCTTTCGGAACAGTTGGTCTTTCTATCAGGTTTGCAAAGCTCATTTCCTGTCCTGCGATGTTTTTTTTAAAAAACAAAGCGTCGGAAGAAGGGAAATATAGTTTTAAATTTACTTTAACAAAGGCGCTGGCCTCAGCCGGATTCTGTCCATCAAAAACTATGTTAGCTTCTGTGATACTAGGCGCTAAGTGTCCGGGTCGGAAACCTCCGTATAAAGCGGCGTCGTCTCCATATGAAGTTCTCAGTTCCCTAATAGCTTGTTTTGCTTTCAAAGGGTCAAATTTTCCAAATTGAAACTTGACTGATTTAATTTCTTCTTTAGTGGTGTCGGCTGGATCGTAAAAAACTTTATACAGATTAACCATTGGAGACAATGACTGAAATAAGTTCTTAGGGCAGGCGTCCATTAAAGATTGATACTCTGGGTCAATAAGCTGATTTAGAAAAAGCTTAGAATCTCCAGAATGCTTATCATCTAAAATAACAACATGCTCTGATTGCTTTTCAAAATTGGTAATGCCGCGGAAAGTTGCGATGTCAGACATAAAGTCTAACAAAAAGCATTCATCAATGTTATTTGGAATCTTTTCTTCGGCCATCTATAAACCCTTTATTGAAAATATTGATATAAGTCTGAAAGTGGGAAGGGGATTTCAATAACATCTCCCGGTTTATAATCTGCTTCAAGTGGCTTTTTATTAAACCACGGGATTATCCACCAAACTGTTGGCATGCCATAAAATTTAGTTGCAACTTTCCAAAACTTATCTCCATATTGCCAAACATAGCTTTGAGAGTTGATGTGTAGAAAATCTTCTTCAGTTGGATGCTCTATGATTGGTGTTACATATTGCACAATATCAACATTGTCCATGGCGGCTGCATTGGAGCGATTTCTCTGATCTGGCTCTAAGAAAGTATCTCTTCGAAGGCCGATGTTTTTAAAAAATGGTCTATTGTTATATCTAAATGACATCTTGATTATTTCCTACGACCTGAGTGAAAAGCTCTTTGAATTCTTGCTTTGTCTGCTTCACTTATTGTATCGTTACTATTAATATTTGTGGACGCATTAATTATTGTGCGACCTTGCGTATTTCTGGCCGACTCATATTGATAAGGGTAGTTGTTGGGGCTAAAGTAGTATGTCCCGTCTTCTGGTGAAAGACCTTCTTTGCCCGATTGCATAGACCAAGCTGGGTCGACTGTAAAGTAAGGGTAAAACACAAAATTTAAAGTTATTAATTTGGGATATACATGCTGATTAAATGTTTTCTTTCCATTGTTTCCTCTATCGGCAAGAAATCCGCCTCCTTCGTCATCCATAATCAAGGAATATTGCACATCGTCCATATAGCCGGTCAAGCCGCTCATTGCTGCGCTAGAGAAATCTGGCTTTTCCATATGTCCGTCGACCAATAGGTTTAAAAATCGGATACTGAAATAAGGAACGGACGTTGGTGCCTGTGCTCTTATCATACGACCTGTGGAAGGATCTAATTCAAGTTCTTGAACGGGGTGCAACGATTTGACCAACAAAGATACGTTTCTTAAATTCATTCTTGCTTCGTCAACATTTGCTGCTGGTAACTTCAAGCCAATATTTAATCGGCGAGCTACTCCCTTGAAGTTTTTTGGCTTTGTGATAGCACCCATTTGAGGCTCATCTTCAAAATTCAAATCTACGTTATCTTCAAATTTTGTTAAAAACGCTTTAAAGGCAGTTCTGACATTGCAGTGGCGAGCGTGGATATCTACATACAGTCCCAAGTGATTAGCTAGGGTGTTTGTGGCATCATATAAAGGACCTGATCCTCCCGGGGTCAAGTTAGATGGAACGCCACCGTAATTAAAGTACGATTTACCCAATAAAGAATCTTTGTCGTTGCGATCTGGTGCCATAATCTTCTTCCGTTACATATAACTAGGTCGATGGAGAAAGTTTTATGGAATTTGAATCTTCGATAATCTTAAGAACAACTCTTCCTAATTCTCGGTTATTTACCTGCATGATAACGGGCATAGTGCCAGTTTCCACTTTCTTTTGACCAGCAGCCTGTTCGCTGTTGATTTCTTGCATTGCTTGCTTGAAAGCAGCCTTCATAGCTGCGACGGAAGGGCCGCCTCCACCAATACCTTTCTTAAGGTTCTCATTGGTAATAACTCTGTCACCTTTGTTGATTCCACTAATCGAGGGACCAGACGTTCCAACCATTCTAGCTCCAGAGGAACCAACCAAAAGTTCCGGACCTTTCTCTCCCATAAGGGCTGGGCCGGTCATTGGTGCTGAGTCGGTTCCATTAGCGAACATCTGAGAGATTCCATAAATGGCACCACCAATTAATCCAATTGGCAGCAAGGCGCTGAACAGGCCGGCTCCGAAGCCTGCGATGCCACCTAAAACGCCCCCAATGCCGCCGGCGGCGGAAGCCCCTTTGGTCAACATCATCATAAGCTGTAGTTCCTTCAGAGCCTTTGTCATCTTAAAGACGATTGGTAGCCCTATGAATAACGAACCAAAGAAGATTTTTCCTGCGGTTCCCATTTCCGCAAAGCCCTCTATAAGCCTGCTGACGAAATTAATAACAGGCTCCATACTAATTGCAAATTTATTCATCGCCAAGCTAAGTCTTTCCATTATAGGCTTCATTTTACGAGCCTGTTCGGCAAGGCTCTCTTGGCGCTGTTTTGCTTCAATTGCTGCAGGATCATCCATCTGGCTGTTAAAGAATCTCTGGGCTTCTCCGACGTCTCTGAAGCCTCCTGCTGCGGCAAGGGCCTTCATCTCATACCTACTTAAGCTATCAAAAGAACGTCCGGACATTTCAAGAGACTGTTTCATTGTTTCTAGTCTCTCGGCCTCAGTCATATAAACCATATCAATAGAATTTAAATAAGGGCCACCGAGAATACCATTTAATCTACCAACTGCGCTAGCTGCACCTTCAAAGGTGTCAAACTGACCAGCGACGGACATTAAAGAATCCATAGAAAGTCCAGTTAAGCGAGATTGAGTTTGTAATTGCTTAAATACAGCCATCACATCGCCACCGTGAGCAACTAATTCGTCAGAGTGTCTAGCAAAGTTTTCTAAAGCTTCGTTAACATTAACATCGATGGAATTCGCAAAATGCAACAACTCCTCAGTGGTTGCTTGCGCCTGAGATAAGCTTTGGCCCATTCCCATTGTCAATGTTTGCATTGCATCCGCCGCGGTGTTGGCATCAATGTTGAGTTCAACCAGCAATCCAGTAAATGCTGCTGCTTCTTGTTGCGCCTCCGGAGCGGCTGTTCTAAAAGCCGTCACACTATTATATAATGCTGTACCTGCTTCGCCGGCAGAAGCCATATCTAAGCCCATCTGACGCAATTCGTTTGTAGCGCCTGCAATTGCGGTTGCTGTTTGGGCTGATGCACCGGTTGTTGCTCGGAAATTTGCAATTATACCATCTTGAAGAGTAAAGAGTTCTTCTGATCTGGCGATAACTGTACCTATAGCCAAATCAAGACTTAAGTTGGCAGCGGATTCCTTCATTTTTTCCAGATCACCTTCAGAATTTGAAAGCATGCCGGCAATACTCTTAACGGAGCTTCCCATTTTCCCAAAAAGAGTAGTTTGAGTACTGGTTAGACCAACCATACCTCCTAAAGTATCAAGATTTTGAAGAAGGGCTTCAGTTTCTTTTTCTACTTCTTCTCGATTTTCTTGTTTTGCGTCTCTTAAATCAATCGCAGCCTGAAGCTGTGCCTGCATTTCTGCAGTGATTTCACCTTCGTTCGCTGCAATCTCGGTTTTAATTGCATTGATCTCTTCGAGAAGAGCAGCCTCTTCTTCACTAAGCTGATTTCTTGCTTTTAAATCTGCAACTCTTTTCGCTTCTGCTTTGAGGTGTTTTTTTTGAGCCTTTTCGCTCATTTCTTCAAACTCAAAGATTTTTTCAGCGAGGTCGGCTCTTTGTTGAGCCAGTTTCATAGACTTTTCTGTTTTGGTTATATACTCACCGGCTTTGGCTGCTTGCTTTGCCTCCGCATCAGCAACTTTCTGTACCAAGCCTGCCTTTTCTTTAAGAAGCTGGTTTAGTCTTTGTTGAATTTGGATGTCTTTTTCGTTTGCCACTTAAAGCCCTCCTTATTTAAAAGGCCATTTGATCCCAGTAGCACGTTCAAATCCAGATGTCGCACGGCGGAGAGAGGCAGCATTCTTTACTGTCCTAGGGTCGTCCAGCCCGTACTTTGTATAAGCGTCCATAAATTTCTTTTCGGACTTTAATGCCGAGAAGAAGGAGTTGATTTCTTTTCGGCTTCCTCTAACTTTTAACTTTGAAACTCCGGCGGTGATAGGCGTAAACATTCTCTCTAGAGCAAGCTTGATTCTAGCACCCAACATTCTTAAGGCGCTCTCGTTGAGTTCGCCTTTGCGGTTAATTCCCAAATCAATAATTTGATCTAATTCTTCTTCATTAATGTTCTGCATTTGTGCAACTCTCTCTAATCATTATAATTAGTGTACAGAATGTGTTTTATCTATGTTTCACATTCTTTATAGCTTCGTTCTCTTTCTCGATCTGAGTAACAAGTCTTTCGGCAAACCAATTCCTCAACCTAACAGGTAGACTATACGCTTCTGCAAAGCTCCAGCCACCGTGATATTTCAGGAAGAAAAACTGTTCGTATAGGCTTTTAGCGTATTCTTCATTTAGGCCAAAAAAACTCCGTCGTAAACGGAATTGTGACCTCCTCCTGCACACTGCACTCTGGACACTCAAAGTCCTGAGCTAAGTTCACATTTGGAGATAATTCTGCGTATGCAGTTCGCAGATATCGGGAATCTGTTGCTGGCATATTGTCAATTAAAGCATTAATATGCTCATTGTTTTGACTGCCGTTAACTGACCGAATGATCATTCTAAATTGATCGGTTAGTGTCGCCTCTGGAAGGTTCTTTTTCTTTCTGTTCTCTGACAACTTTGTTAGACGCTTTTCATCAGCACCTGTCATAAGACTCAGGCCAACCATAACATCCATTTTGGGCAACTTAATATAAAAGAGCCCATTTTCATCTATTTCTAGTTCATCTGGAATGCTCTGATCGACATCGCTTAAATCGAAAGTATAATCAGATGTAGCAGCACAAGTTGGACACGAAATCTTTGCTGTGTAAGCCGGCCCATAACCAGAGATTCTAGTTGCAACCAAGATTGCATTCTTATCTCCCACTAAAAGATCATCAGTATTAATACTTTTATCGACAATAACATTCTTTAAAAGTCTTTCAATTGCGATTCCTTTTTTTAACAGAGCGGGAGAAGTTAAAGTATCTTCATCCTTAGCTGTCATATATCGGATTTCGATTGTCTCTACATTACGCAGAGCATGTCCCTCCGGATAAAACTTACCCTTTGAAGGAAGTTCGACAAACTCAGTGGGAGTAACAAAAGAAAACATTTGATCTCCTGCAGTGTTGTTCGAAGTTTCCATAACGCTTGACGGAGCCGGGGCGGGTGTACCCAAGCGGTCCTCGTTATTTCTAGCCATTTTTCACCTCAGTTTTTATTTGACGTCTACTAGTTTAGCCCAATCGAAAGCAATTGTTAAGTCTACAGTGACAATTCCGTCATCTTCATAGGTTAACTCACCAAACTTTACGTCTTTAATCCAAGGATTGAAGACTTGCCACGCCTCAATAAGATAAGGCTCGCCGGAAGCTGCGCCAAGACCGGGTTGCGTGCCATACTGCTCAATTCGTACAATAGGGCCTAGAGCCTTTACAGAAGAGTCTTTAGAGACAGTATAGAGAGCGTTGTTCGTGCGGTTATCTGGAGTGCGATATCCAGAGTTAATCAAAACCTCCTGAAGCTTGTCGCTTACATTTGGGTCGATTGGATCAACAAGGGTCATAGTGATATCATCCCATGTTACTTGTCCGGGATACTTAAAAGTATGTCCAAAATATTTATGCTGTTGCTCGTTGATGGAAAAGCTTGGCTTATCTACCTTTCTTGCAACATAAGATGGAATGTTTGAATTATGCAAGTACACAAGCCACTTATGCTGACGCTTTGGCTCGATGCTTGTTGAATTCCAGAATTGATCACTGCCCATTTTTTTATTTTCTCCTGTTGTACTAAATAGTAGTTATGCTATAAATTATCTTTATTAATCTGCGAATGAAGCCCCGGAATCTGTGATTACAAAATCAAGTGCGATAAATTCAATTGCTTGCACTGGTTTCAAGAACACTTTTGCGTACATAATGTTTCTGTCTACCAGATCTGGTGTGGTGGTTGATTCATCCAACACAACCTTAAAGTCGGCCAAGCCCAAGCGAGACTTAACGTCATTCAAAATGCTCTCAACGCGAGCGGAGAAGCCGTTCCATGTTGCTCTTACATTCTGCTCGAACAATGTGGTTGCTGCAACTCTAGAGATCTCTCTCTTAAGGAAGATCAAAAGTCTGCGGACATTAATTCGATTAAGAGCGGACTCCGTTACCTGAAGCGTCTTTTGGCCGAAGACCACGATACCCTCTGCAGGGAAAGAAGCGATTGGATTAACGTTTACTTCATAAAGCTTATCTCTCTCTTCGGAGGTTAATTGATGTTTTACACCAACAACTGGGAAACCGATCTTGCCGTCGCTAAGACCACCGCGAGTAAAGCCGGCAGGTGCAAACCATACGTCGCGAACTGATTCGCTGTATGAGAGAGTACCCAAGCCTACTACTGAAGGTGGTACGAACAGTAATTGGTTAGCCAACGAATCTCTAATCTGTACAAACGGATAATACGCTGCACCATAACTTGAGTTAATTTGACGATTCTTGAGTTTTTGTACTGCTGTATCGACATCCGGTTTACGGTTGGCCTCTGTAGCTGTACTTTCGTGTGCTGGAATGTAGTCATCTTCCAAGTCGATAATTGCGAGAGCATCTGCTCTTTCTTCGCAAACATCAATCATATGATCTGTAACGCTAGTATTTGTAATACCGGGCATTGCCATCAAGTTACACTCAACAAACTCTGGATCTCTTGCTGTATCGATAGCTCTAAGAGTTGAGAAGAGGGTGTAATTGAGTTTAGCATCAGAAGAGTCGTCCAATCTTGTATTTCTGAATGGATCTTTCTCTGTAACATCCAGACCGTCAAATCCGCCGTGGAAAAGAGTCGTGAATCGATTGTGGCCAAAGCTACTACCGGTAAGCACGGCATTTGTTCCACTCAAAGCTGTCAACGAAGTACCAGCCAAGCGAGAGCCAGAAACGTATTTAACATCTCCGGAACCATCTGCGGAAGCAGACAGATTATCAAGCGTGAAAATGAAAGATGGCTCAACGTATGTTGCGCCCTCAGTTACAATTCTTGAAGAGTCGCTGTTAAAGGTACCAATACCAGAAGGAAGCGCTCTCAAAACATCCACTGTGCTCGGAGCGAACACTCCAGAACCAGATTTAGAAGTCGACATACCGAAATATGCTGAATTTTTCTTTGGAAGGTTGTCCTCTGTGTTCGAGTGACGGAGAATTGGCTGTGGCCAAATCAAGGCACCCGTAAGACCAAGTTGGAACAGTCCACCACCGGTTGCAATTGCAGCAGGGCTCATGGTGCCCTCGAAGTGCGTTGGCAAGAAAGAGCCCGTACTGTGTAAAACCCATGACTCAGAACCAATGTTTCTTCCTGTTCCGATAGCGACCTTTTTAGGACGTGGAGGACCATACATACCCATAGGCATAAGATTTGCTGCGTCTCCGTTGGAAACAACCTCATTGACCTCAACAGAAATGAACTTTGACATATTATTATAAGTTCCGTACTCTCTGTAAGATCTTTTTGTATTATCCCACTCGACATACTTATCACCAATCTTTCTACAAATATAGTTTGCAGAATTTGGATTAAGATCACATCCGCTGAAGCGCTCAACAAGTTGAGGAGAAGCATCGCTGTCGTCGATCTTTCTGATCACAACTGTAAATGTTGAGAACTGGGGTACTCCCAGTGCTGCTGACTTTGGAGGTGTAATATCTTGAATGGATACCTTAAGATTTCTTTGTGTCCACTCTCCCGGCTCCAATGAGTGTAATCTAAATAACTTTTGAAGCTGATGTGCGTTGAACGTTCCCGCTGCACCTTGGTGCTGAGCTACAAACCAGCCTGTGCGGCCTGCCTGCATCGGGCGTTTGTGGTTTGCCCAGTCATAGCCGCCGCCAACAGATTTCAAAGGAAGCATTGTTGCTGCACCAATGTTATTAAGTGTTGACAAGCCTGTTCCGGCCTCACCTACGCCATAACCATTAACTGCTGCTCCAGCACCACCGTGTTGGCCTGCGCCACCGCGCTGTTGGTCGAGAAGTTGTCTTTCAAAGGTTTCGCCTAAGAAATAAGCTTCTGTGGTTGAGTAGGCATTAGAGTTAACCTTTGCAGGGTTTGTATTAAACACCTTTCTAATGAACTTCTCTGAATTCTCGTTAAAGTTGAACTCGATCTTCTTTGCGCCAACGCTGTTTGCAGTTGCGATCTCAGCCTGAGTTCCAACAACCATCGTAAACTGTCCACTTGCATTTGCACTAGAAGTAACAAGAAGTGCACCGTGCGAAGCTGTTGGGAACATTGCAGGCACCTTTCCTGATGTGACTCTTGCTGTACCCGTGAGCGCCAATGTCGTAGAGGCATGGTTGACATAAAAGATAGCTGCCAATGTTCCAGTGTGTGGAGTGGCGGCTGTTGTGGAAAGGGTGTCGAATTTTGGGAATACGAAAAGTCCGTATGCACCATCTGGTGCACTAGAACCAACCTCGCCCATATCCCAACCAGCCTTTCCGCCGGTTCCGGCAGGGCCGTCTGTGCCACCCGCGGATGCGTTGGGATCTTCTGTTCCGAGAAGACGAATAACGGTACAAGAAGGGTTGTTTCTTAACCAAGCCTGAGCGGCGTATGCGGCGTATGTAGGAGCAAGGTAGTTACCATTTCTCCAGACGTCGCCGTCTGTTGTTCCTTTACCTGAGATTGGATTTCCGAAGATCTCTACAAACTCGGAGAAGGAATTTACTATTGTTGGGCGCATGCCGGGGCCGCGCTCAAATCTACCGATGAGCACTGGTCCGGGGGCATCTCCCGCGCTAGGGTTTTGTGAATTATCAACTTCGCTGAGGAAGATCCCCGGTGAAACAAACTTAAACTTTTTTTCAGCCATGCTGTGACGTCTCCTTTATGACTACAATAATTGCTCTAGTAAATAGTTGTTTAATTTTCCAAAGTCCAAAACTAATCGCGATAAAATCCGCTCTTATCAGTGTGTTCTGGGATGTCGCCATAGATTACTCTTTCTCGTGGAAGTTTAACCTCCACAGCGTTCTCGCGAATAACAACTTTTGGCTGAGCCTGATTTTTGCCTTCACCTATTAAATAACCAAGAACTTTGATCTTCACTGTAGTCTGGTACATTCTCTCGTCGACCTGTAAAGTGGAGACGTTATTGTTCTGTGCGAAGTCTTGATCAATAAAGCTTTCATAGCGATGGCCATCGTTTTCCAAAAGGAAATAATTAATCCCTCCTGTCTTTGTAATAAACGGTGTAACCATCTCGTTCATTTGCTGCTGATACTCTGTTCTAAGTGTTATTTCATATGATACGTCGACGTAAACCGGCATTGGAATAGACATTGTTTGATAAACAATTTTTTCATTTTTCTTTGCAAAGTTAACTTGGTCTCTTGCACCAGTATTTGTAGATGCATATTTTCCCTTACGCTTGGCGTCAGCATTAGCAAAATTAGCAGTCTTATCTTGGTTAATTCTTCTATTGATGATAATAGATCCTCCGCGCTCATCAATGTTCGGAGGTATATGAGCTTGAAAAATACCCTTATTGCTAGGGTCTTTAACAACGCCGACTCTAGAGAGGGTGATAATAGGTAAAATAAGTGAACCATTGTCGTCTCGAAGTTCTTTTCTATTCTTAATTTGATGAGAACGTTCGGCTGACATCCAAATAACGGGAGACTTCTTCCACCCTTTGTTTGTTGTGCAGGATATGTCCACTTTTTTATCAATCCACTCAAACATAGCTTGGTCAATGTTTTCTAAAGTCGATGGCGCAATGATTGTTTCAGAAACAATGTTTCCATCTTTATCAATTGTATATTTATCTTTATCAATTGCCATCGAATAAACCCTCGCGTGCTCGGATACACTTTGCTGAGATTTCCATTTGGTGGCTTACCTGACCAAAGATCTGCTGTGGCTCATTCAAACTTACAATCTCATAATAAATATCGCCATATAATACAAAATCGCCGTTGCGCACAAAAAGATCTTGATCTTCGGTTAGTCTTCTCTTGTGAAAGTGGACAATGATAGAAGATTTCACATCAATCCCAACGTTATCCATCCACTCAGTCTCGTCGCCGTCATATTCTACAAGTGCGTGCACTCGAATTGGAGGCAAATAGTTTTTTTCAATAGCTTCCCCGTATAAAGGGTGAAAGTTGCTGTTATTGACGCTTATTGGAAAGTAAAGAACCTGCTGGCCAATGACTCTTTCAATTAATTCATCATTAACTTGCTTAACCAAGTCTCTTTCTTTCTTGCCTGTAAAAAGAGGAGGCGGTGGCGAAGCCGGTTGTGACCATTTCTTTGCCATTTTCTACCCCCTATCCTGTGAATATGCCCATGGGCAGTTTTTCTTGCATTGTTCCGACGTTTGCAACGATACTGGCGTCTTTTTCGACCAGCTTGTCGTAAGTCATCTCGTCAAGAACTGTCTTAAGCTCCTCTCGAAGAGCGGTCTGCTCTTCTTTTGCTTGTGATACTAAAGCATCGCCATTTAAAGTCACTGACTCTCCCGGAATTGGGATTGTTGCGAATTTAGATCTTACATGACCTAGTATTTCTTTTGACAAAGCCAATCCGAATCTTCGAATCCACTGCTTACCAATCGAATTGATTTTATCGTATGGAATGTTTGCAAACGGCAAGGTGTTCATATTATTAATGCCGCTCGTATTATTTCTTCTTTGATTGTTTTGATCCCAAGAGTTGTGCTCATTTGGAATAACAAATTCAATCCAATATTTGTTAGGATTTGAAAAGTTTCTTGTTGGTGAGGGAAATATTCTTAATTGATTATTCTTAATTTCATATGAATAGTGCGAGTTTCTAGTATAAATTGCGTCTTCATATGCCATGGCCTGCATCTTGTTTTGCCAAACTGGGATGATTTGGAATTGTGAATCGTCGGCATATTGCCCATAAGACTGCAAGTTGCCAACGGTGTTTAAACCACCATAATATCCATAAAACCTCCAAGAAGCCGCAGGTGTCTTGTAATAAACCTTTCTAATTAATATTTTATTCTTGCCAACTTTGTTAGAAAATTTATATGTATTTTCAGAGTCCACAGATGCAGAATACACAATTGCTTGAAGATCATAATCTTGCACTGAAGACGTGATATCAATTGAAGCTGAATATACAGTATCAAAACCACCAACATTAACTTCATTTGAAAGAGCCTGCCCAACCCTTCTTGCATAGGAAAATTGGAAATTAGGATATTTAAGTTCCACCCTGTCTCCCTCAAGAGACGCTGAGAGCCCTGAATGCTGGTTGAAAGAACCTGAAGAGATTAGTTCGCCGTCACTGTTAAAACTACCAGTTGCATCGCCTAGAGCGTCTGAGAGTACGTTCTTGGATTGATGAATGTTAACAATATAAGAATATTCTAGAACTGATTCTTCATAAGCTGCATAAACATTGCCCTCGGTTATTTCAATATCTAAAACATCTCCACCAAGTTTCTTATAAACGTAGCTAACTTGGTCGCGAGCACCCTGAAGGAATCCTGCTGAACCCGTGTACACGCCGATAGGGCACGCAGCCGCTACATTGGTCGTGCTTCCGGAAGCTGGCAGAATTGTTGCACTTTGTGTGCTCTTGGGGTTGAGGGGCGGTCGAGTGGCCATTCACGAGGATCTCCTATAGCAAAGTAAATAGTTTTGGATAAAACAAAACCCCCACCTGAAATAAATCAAATGGGGGTTTGTTAATTTAATTAATTGTATTATATTTGAATTACTTCAAATATTAAACCTCATACGCGCCGCGAATAAAGTTTACGCCGAATGATTCATCAGCACCACCGCCGTTCTCAAACATTAACATAAGACTCAGATTAGAGTCGGTAGGAATGTTTGCTGTGACGGTAGTGTTAAGCTTCATTGCACCCGGATCGGTTCCGGTCGCAGAAATCGCGGAATAAAACTTCAACTGAGCCCCGTCCCAATGGATACCCATTGCAAGAACATCGTTATCGGCGTCATATGATATGGCCGTATCTAAAGCTGTTGAAATTGTGCCATCACCATTAGATGAGCACGCATAAGTAACCGCATCGGCATTGTGTGTCGCTTTTACAAAGCCAATTCTATCTTTGCCGGCTGCTGCCGCTTCGACATGAAAGCTGTCTGTATCAACGTCTCTCTCGTGAAGACCAAAGAAAAATTCACTAGCATCATGATCTGCGCACTTAATCACAGTTTCAATCCACCATTTTTTAGTGCTAGAGCAGTTAAATTGTGTACCTCTGCACATAACACCAACCTGATTACCCGAGGAACCACCAGTAGTCATCGTAATAGCGCCATCAGTAAAGTCAGCGTCACCAGCAAGACAAACGACGGTACCTGAGTCTTTGTCAGCGCTCCAAATAGACGTCGTTGCGTCTTCTTGAGGTAGATCCGTCAAATCCTCAAGTGCCCAACCGTGCATTTGGCCCAGAGCAACAATTTTTAAATTGCGTTGTAGTCCGGGTACCATTGGAGGTCGGACAAACCCCCACTCATCAGTTGAGTCATAATTTCTTTCCAAAAGACTGTCCAATCTTCTGCGTCCTATTCTTTTTCCCATAATTTATTTCTCCTTATATGGTTATTGCAATAACTTGATTCAATCACGAAATAATGACCAGCCGCTTCGGTCAAAACTTCTTCAAAGGACAGCGGCCCCGTCCAAGGAGATTTGACTCAAGTTGTCCCTATAAATAGTTTCCATCATCAACAAAAGAGTCACATAAAACAAAAAAGCCCCGCCTTAGTTTCCCAAGGCGGGGCGTAAATTGACTATTGGCTATAAGTCGTTAGCTATTAGCTAGCGCCTTCCTCACCAAGCAAGCCGCGAACGACTACTAGACCGTACATATCAGGACGTACCATCTTCTTGGCATAACGAGTCATCACTCCCTTGCGAGGAACGAAGTCTTCGGTACCGAAGATAGTAGGTGTGACCTGCAGCGGTACGTATGGAGCGTAAACAAATCCGCTCTCAAGGAACGAACCACCTTTACGACCAACGAGTACTACGTTGCGAGGGAAGTAAGGATCTACGTATACATCCCACTTCTTGCTAAGTGCACCAGACTTAACTGCGCCAACCGTACCACGGTCAACATCACCAGTTACGTCTGCACGGAAACCGTTTGTGAACTCAAGAATGTTGGCAACTTCAGGCCCAACGACGATGAAGTTGGCACCACCGCGAAGAGTTTTGCGGTGAATCTGAGCAGAAACATCGTTGATTGTCTCAACGAGAGTCTCGTACCACTCGGATACTGTACCAGTAAAGTCTGGAGCAGCCGAAGCAGCACCAAGCTCAGTACCAGTTGAGTCTACGAAAAGGCCCGGGGCGCGAGACCAGTAACGAGTACCAGCAGTTGCACCAGTGATGAGGTCATTGAGGATCTCACGGTCGATCTCAAGAGCGATCTGCTCAGAGAGAATACCAGTAAGCTCAACCTCAGCGTCGAGGTTGTGGTAAGCATTAAGGTCTTGACCAAGCTCTGGGGTCCATTTGGCCTTGAGCTTCTTTGTCATTGCAGTAACGGAAACAGAGTCAACCTTGATGTCGATCTCAGGAATCTCGTTTTTGCCAGTTGCATTACCAGCGTTGCCAGTTCCGTCTTGTGGCTCTTCAAGAGCCCAAGAAGCTTCACCAACCACAGAACCAACATTGTCCGAAGAAGCCATAGCGTCCTTAATAGGAACGTGAAGTTCAAGTGCATCTGTGCCGTCAGAACCTGCAAGCTCATGAGTAGCACTGTCGGCGTCGGACTGAACATACAAACTAATGTAGTTAGTCTTGGAGCCAGCTACGATACTATTACCACTAGTGTCATAATAACCAAGGTGTGTTAGTCTTCTAACAACTCTTGCAGTGGAAATACCGTAAAGTGTATTACCAGCGGAGTCACTAAGATCGATAGTGCTAAGATTATCGAGATTAATGGTGTTCATATTAGCAGTGGAAAGTCTTACCAAAAGGTGAGAAACAGTACCAGCAGAAGCAGCAAGAATGTCAGGATCAAAACGAAGAACCTTCTTTTGTGCTGCCGTAAGGGAGCTAATTGTTACACCACCAGCAGTGGTGAATGGGCCGGCGTCGGTAAGCTCATCGTGAACGTGATTTTCTTCTGCTGAACCGATTGCGGTCGCGGTCGACTCGTCGAGAGCGATCGAAGAGGTAGCATGCGAATAAGCATTTGCGAGGTTATAAAAACCACCACCCTCTTCTGTGATGTTAGTAACACCACCAGTCAACTGGGATGCAACCACGTTACCGCCGTAGACGGAATCGCCCGGATCTTGTACAATACCCTCGCGGCCTTCGTAAGTGAAGTCGAGGAAGAAGATGAGACCGGATGGAAGGCTCATTGGCTGAACGGATACAAGATCGTTAGCAACAAGACCACCGAATACACGACGAACAAGCGGGAATGCTACGGCTGCGAAGCCTTCAACATCACCGGCTGCCATCGAGGAAGCCTCTCTAAGTAGCTCTTTTGCTTGGTTCTCAAGCAGGACAGCCATTCCATTTTTTTGTGAGTCACTGGTAATTCCTTCCAAAAGACCGGTCTTCTCCCACTTATTCAGTAGAGCAGCACCTTCCTTTTGGAGATCGCGATTAACAATGCCTTCTGTTAATTTATCAAGTACAGACATTTTAATTCTCCTTATTTTTTGTCTATCCCCGCTAGCGCTTTCCAGCGATTAGATACGGGGTCTGAAATATTTCCTCGTTTTTCACGACGAGGTAAAGTTGTTGAAGGGCGTGATACTACTTCGCTCAACGATTTTGGCTGACGTTTCTTGTCGCCCGTTGCGCTTTGAAGAGTTTCAAAGATTGTCTTTGCTTCTTCAACAGACTCGGATTTTGAAATAGACTCGACAATTTTATTCTTTTGTCGCTCATTCAGGGAGGTACTACTCAAAATGCGATTCGTGTAGAGCAGTCTTGCATTAGAAAGGTTAACTTCTTCAAGTCGATCCTTTACTTTTACAAGCAAGCTCTTAAGTTCTTTATTCTCAGTTACAAGTTCGTCGTTTGTCGACTTTGCAGCATTAAGGGCCTCTTCGAGTTCTTCTTTCTCTTCCTCAAGGGCATTCTCTTCATGCTTCATTGCCTCACCCTTAGCCTCTTCTTGGGCCAATTGGGCAAGTGCAATCTCAACTTGCTCTCTATCCAGTGCAGCATTAGAGGCACCACCAGCCTGTCCGGTTGGTACAGCCTTAACGTCTACATTAAGTTCTTCAAGGAGTTCAGCAACGAGAGCCTCTGTGATCTCGTCAAGATCTTGATCCTCGTCAATCTGCTCTTCGTCTTCTGTTAATTCTTCTTCTTTTTCTTCCATAAGGTCGTCAATCATTTCTTCACGGTCGACCATCTCTTCTTCATCCTCGGCATCCATTTGTTGTGCAAGAGCATCAAAATCAATCTCAATCTCTTCTTCTTCATCTGGACAAGGGCACATATCTTCACCTTCAATATCGGCGCGTGGCATATCGCCAAATTCATCGGCGGCTGGGGCGGCATCTAGTTCACCACCCAATTCGTCCTCTGGTTGTTCAAGAAGTTGATCTACAACCTCTCTCACTTCGTGAGAATATTTCTCAACGATAGCAGCTTCTGCATTTTTTAACGCGGCCTCTTTGAGCGCCTCGGCATCGATAATTGCTTGTTCTAACATTTTAGACATGTGATATACTCCGGGGATTATTTATCAAAATAAATAGTGCGTCGAATGCTTAAATGCCCTAGAATGTGCTACAAGCAGCATATACGTTAGATTCGTCGTCATCGCCGACAAAAGCAATGCGGTCGATTCCACATATATCATAGCGTCGATACTCTCTATCACTAGGAACTTGAGAATCGTCTGCTCTTCCTGAATTTGCGGCAGTTATTGTCGCAGCCGTTGGTGCAGTATTCGCAGAAGCTGCAGATATCGGAGTGTCCAATGTGGAGGCTCCAATCTCAAACCAGTGCTCAAAAGCGTGGCAATACCCATACACGGTTATTGCCCCGGGTGTGCCGGAACCATTGGCATCGCATACGAGAACGTGCAGATATCTCTGATTCTCTGTTGGGTTTCCTTTAAGTTTGTAGCCGGCAGAGTCGGCTTTGAGTGCATTGACGTGTCCGTGTAGTGTTATTGCAGTGCCCGGGTCACCGGCTAAATTCTTTGGGCTTCTCGTTCTTCCCCAGCTATTGTATTTGTTAAATGTTGCCATTAATCTACTCCTATCTTAACCATTAAAATGTACTACAAGCGGCATATACATTAGATTCAGCGTCGTTACCAACAAATGCAACACGATCTATTCCTAATATATCATAGCGTCGGTATTCTTTGTGGCTAGGGACTTGATCTTCTTCGTTCGTGTCGACATCGGCAGCTTGTATCGATGCGGCTGTTGGTGCAATATTTGCATCATCTGCGGTGATCGGAGTGTCCATCGTGGAAGCTCCAATCTCAAACCACCTTTCAAAAGCGTGACAATATCCAAACACGGTTATTGCAGCGGGTGTTGAATCATCGTCTGCGGCGTTAACAAGAACGTGAAGCCATCTTTGATTTTGGGTTGCATACCCTACTAGTTTATAACCAGATGCACTTCCGAGCATATTGTTGGTGTTTGCTTCTAGCGTCACAGCGCCGCCGATTGTGCCGGTTATATTCTTCGGGCCTCTTGTTCTTCCCCAGCTACTGTACTTGTGTATTGACACTATCTATCTCCTCAGAATCCTTTATGATTTAACTAGTTTGCTCTTTCTGTTTTAGTCTTCTTAATACTGCCTTTCTTTTCTTAGCTAGGCGTCTCTTCTTGTCAGAGGGTTTTTCAAAACGAGAACGTTCGCGGAGTTGATCCAAAATTCCCTCTTTTTTTACCTTTCTTGAGAATCTCTTTAAAGTACGCTCAATAGACTCATTTGGTTTCGGCTTTGTTTCTACATTAATTGGGTGTTTATTACTCATTTGAATTTCCTGCTAAGGCTTTCCACACTTTTTTATTGCCCATCAGACTGGAAATGTCGACTCCAGAATCTCTGGGGTCGGTATTTGCGAGTGGGCTGTGTGGGTTGCTTGACTCTCTCATCGGATCTGTGCCTTCGAAAAGATCGATCCCATTGTAAGAATCCTTTCCGATTGCATCTAACATTTGCTTTCTAGTTTCATTAATCTTTTGTTTTCTTTTTTGTGTTTCCTCGTCGATAATCTTTTGTTCTGTAATTTCAGCTTGAGATTGTTTTGGCTGGACCTGTTCAACAAGAGGTTGAACGCTCAGACCTTTTACGACTTCAGAAATAACGTTAGACAATAAACCCTCTTCGAGGAGGGCTTCTTGAATACATTCTTTAACAAGTGGTTTTAAAACTTTTTTTAAATCCGCTTTTTTCATTTAGCACTTCCCTGCGCAAGTGGCACATGTGCAACATCCACAGCAGCAACAACAATGACTGCTGTTAAGTAAGTTTACAAGTTTGTGAAGTAGGTTTTTCATTTTTATTTTCCTTTTAGAATTTCGTTTAAAGCGCGATTAATCTTATCGGCTTTTGTAAATACCTTGTCTAAGTTAATGTCTTTACCCTCGGTCATCATAAATGCACCAGAGGTTGAGGGCTCAGATACAAAATCAAAGCAAATAAGCTGAAAATCGTCTTCAACGATTGTTTTGCCCATTTGTTCGCTAACTGAGCCTAGGCCGCGAGATGAAATGCCTAGCTTTACGCCGGCATTCACAAGTTCTTTAAGGACTTGGCCAGAAGGAGTGTTGAGAATTTGTGCTTTTCCCATAACGTCATTGCCATCCCACCAAACATCTGTGATCATATGTGAGGCATTTTTAAGGTTAACGACGGAATCGTCTGGATGATCAAGCTCGCCAAGTGCTCGGCGTTCCTTTACGATCTTCTTATAATTCTCAATCTCTCTCTCCAAGATTCCCTTTGGGTAAACACGCCCATTTCCATTTTGAGCATCTGCTCTTTGCATAACACCAGTAAGGAACATTGCTCCGTTTTCACGGATCATTCGCTTGTCGTCTTCTGTAAGAAGATCTTCGCAAGTGCCGTTCGGGCAAAGCTCATAGAATTCTCTTAATAAATACTTGCTCATAGTCACGATCCTTTGCAGCAACGTCTAACTGGTTGCAACATCCATTTTAGTGTGAAGGCGTCAGTGTTCATTTTATTTACTCCCAATTTTGATACCATCATCATCAACAACAGCATTTAATAGGTATGAAGTGCCAGCACTAAGCGATCCCAAAAGCAAAAAGTTGATGAAATTATAGTCAAATGTAAATAGTTCAGTGAATCCGTTTACGCCACATAGAAATACTCCAACCCAAAAGCCAGTGCACATTGAGCAATGAAGCAATTCACACACCCAATCAGATTTCGATGAAAGATATTCTCGTGGAGCTTTAACAATATGACTATAGACAATAATTGAAGTTATACCATAGGCACATAGAATAAAATAAAGTAATTCCATATAGCCTCTTAGTAACGATATGTATAGGTCATACCATAGGGGCCGCGGATCCAACCCTTTCGTAAAGAACCTTTCTCTTCTTCGTGAGGTACCTCGCCAAGCTCTGTTGAGGCGTCTTCATCCGGATCTGTAAGCTCTTCGGAAGCATCTTCCTCATATTGCTTATATGTCTCAAAATAAGGCTTCTCTTCCAAAATAAACTTACCAATCGAGAAAACTGCCGACTGAACTCCGGAAACATCTTCTTGAATTGGCGTGGCTATCGTTGCCTCTAGTGAACCATAAACGTTTCCTCCGCGGACGGATTCTGGTAATACGATACCTTTCTTTGTCAAGTGGTAGAAAAGTCTATCTTGTGCGGCATAAACAGTATCTTGCATAAGATCTTTCGGAAATGCAATAACTTTGTTTTCTTTAGGCATTACAACGATGTCGATCTCTTCGTGATCAAATATCATAATGTTGCCATCAAGAGACTTGCGAGCGTTCAAGGACATAGAAGCCTGAACTGGCTTTTCCTCTTCTGCTACCTCACCTGAACCTACTTTAATTTCAATTGACATCCGTTTCGATCTCTCTTACTAGATTTTGAATTTTAAGAACTTTTTCAATAAGTTCCTTTCCGATCTTATGGTTTCTGAAATCGTCGATAATCTCCAAAACCTTTTTTGTTTTATCGCTCATCTCTTCGTCGGCCTTGATCTCTTCCATTGTCATAGACTCGGTAACGACCTTTTTCAGTCTCCCCAGTTCCTCGTTTAAGAAGATTTTAAGCTCAACGCCGTTATCAACAAAAGAAGAAATATACTTTGTTAAAAGATCTTTCTGCTCGCTAATAAGGTGGCTTGAGTATTCTGTATTGAATTTTTCAGCAAATGTTTTAAAAGTAATGTCATCAATAGGCTTCATTTCCTGAATGATTTCTTTTGCCTTGGTTGTCATTGCCTTCAACATTTTATTTTCTAAAAGAACTCTTTCTTTTGTTGGAGTGTCTTGGTTAAAAATCTGATAGACAGTGGCAAGGCTTTTATAATTTGGAACAAAACTAGAAAAAGCATTTTTTGAAATGATCTGGTTCATCTTCTTAATAAGAGAACTTTGCTCATTAAAAATCTTTTTCTTGTCCAAATTGCCGTGTTGTTTTCTAATCTCAAAAATTAATTTCTCGGCAACGTGCGGCTCCATGCTATATGTTTCGCAGAGCGATTTATAAAGCTCAAGTTCTTTTGCAAGAAGCTTATCCTTGCTAAAAAATTCTTTAATTGTTTCCATGAGTTTTTCTTTACGCTCATTGTTCTTTTTTACAATAGATTTAGTAAGTTCTCTAACGAGGGTCTCGTAAAGAAAAGCGGTATTTCTTTTCTTATTATGCTTCAACTTTGTCATCCTTTTTTAAATCCTTTTTCTCTAATTCAGTAATTAGATTTTTTACAGCGGTCTTAACTTCAAAAAGTCTTCTTTCCTCACCGTCATTATAAGTAGTATCTTTCTGCTCATAAGTAAGGTTTGCCAAACTAGATAATTCAGAGTATCCTTTAAAAGTATTCCTTCTTGTATTACGGCCAACAGAATCGCCACCTTTGGAAATGTTGCTTCGGTATCTAGCTCCGCGAGATCGGCGATCTCCGCGAGTGTCTTCAACCTTTGTATATGTCGCACCTTTCCATCCCGACTTGGTATACTCATTTCGTTTTCCGGGCTCGGCTAAAAGTACGCCTTCGTCTTCTTCTTCCGCTCCCAATTCTTCGCCACCAAGCTCATCTCCGAGATCTGCTTCGAGATCTCCGGCATCAAGATCTTCACCACCAAGGTCTTCATCAGCACCAAGATCGCCCAGATCTCCAGCGGCGGCTTCAAGGCCGGCTTCAGATTCAGCTTCAAGCATTGCTTCAAACTTGCGATCATAGAACATTTCTCTTTGATTACGGACAAACTCCTCTTCAGAAAGGTTGAAGATGTGTTCAGCCACCCAACGCTTTGAGAAATAACCTTCAGTGGCCGCGCCGGCGGTATCAAACTTAGTTCTCCAGTGCTCAAGCTCTTGAAGTTCCGCAATCTTAGATGGGTTGTTTAAGAACAGTTTAAATGAAACAAGGTCCTCGTGCCTATAACCTAAAGTATAAAGATGGATAATTCCAATCTTTTCTAACTCTGCAACAACTGATCTCTGTAGTCTTTGAATTGTTCTAGCAAAACGAATATCTTTTTGAGCAAGAGTTGTTTTGTCTTCTTCTGCACCTTCTCCTCTAAACAAATAAGCTTGAGGGACTTTAAGTGCTGCAAAGAGCTTATCTTTCAAATATTTAACATCATCAATATCACCAGAGTATGCACCTCCCGGGAGGTTCTCAATTCTAGAAGATGTGTTTCCTCTTGTTGGAACAAAGTAATCTTCCTCAATACTCAACGGGTTGTAGCGAAGATCAACTCGACCGGTCGTAGAGTCTACAATCTGATTACGTTTCATCTGAGTCATAACCTTTTGCATATATTGTTCCACGTCCTCTGGTGCAACTCCACCTACATCGATATAAAATACACGCCTTTCTGGTGAGCGAACAATGCGATAAGCCATTACTGCATCTTCGAGTAAGACAAGCTGTCTAAAGATACGCCGTGATGCTTCTAAAACAGATGTTCCATAAGGGGCATACTTGTCGTTTCCAAGAATGCGAAAATGGGCAACCTGCCAGTTCTCGAATGTTAAACCGCCAGAGTTCCATTGATATTGTACGTAATTTGGATTTGTTTTATCTTCGCCTTCAAGTCTTTCGACTTCGTGAGATGGTAAGCCAATACAATTTTGAATACCCAGTGTTTCATCAATATCCAAATAAAGAAAAAGATCGCCAAACTTACACATTGAGCGACACCAACCAAAAAGATTAAATTCAATATTAAGAACTTGGTGGTACAAACTATTCAAGATGGCTTTGATTTCCTCATTAGGACACTTAATTGAAAGCAATGGTTGTAAATCAGAAGAGGTTGTCATTTCATCTGCATAAATATCCAAAGCTGAGGCGATGATTGGCTCATACTCCATTTGATCAAAGTCACTATATCTTTCGACACGGCCCTGATTCTGAAGCAGCATTGAAGATAAATTCTCAAACGGATCATATGCGACTTTCTTAAATTGCTTTCCAGACGCTGATTTAAACTGATGTTTATCTAAATGACGTCTTTTGTTTTTTCTCGGGATCTGCTTTCTATAGTTTACAATTGGTCCAGAAAATAATCTGGTTAACTGTTTAAACAGTTTAGAATCTTGATTTCTAGGATTGCTTCCTTTTCTTCCGTATTTGCCTGCCATTTGTTTTATCCTTTAAAGAGCCACATAAAGTCTTTATTCTTTTCGGTCTCTGTTTTTGCTTTTTCCGAACTATTCGTGGGTCTATACCCTTGCATGCCCGGAATAGTTGTATTCATTATACTATCACTTTTCTTCATAGAATTTAAGATTGCTTTTTGATATTGCACGTCTCTTTGCGCCTCGGCGAATGCAGTATCCTTCACCCAACAACCAATTGCAAAAGCCATAATTAAATCATCATGATAGCTACGCATTGCCTGCGGGCGTCCATTATTCCAAATAAATGTTTTAAATTCGTTTAGAAGTCTGGAAGAATACACCTTAACTAGTCTGTTTCTTACGAACTCTTCCATTTTAGCCACGATCATTGGGCGTGTTTTTAGAGATGTTGTAAATCCCGCCACTGCAGAACTGTTATGTTCAGCTTCGAGTTGGTCTACATACTGGTGACTTGATTTAATTGAATAATAAATGTTTGGGTAATCTTTTTCTTTTAATTTATCTAAAACTGCGAAGCCCACTGTGTTGTTTTCGACAACAGCTAAGCAATTTCCATATTCGCCTCCGGCGTCTGCAATAATTTGAGAGAAAACATCTGGTGCTACCTTTCCTTGGTACTCAGCCACGATCTCCATTGTATCTAATTTAAATATATGAAAAACAGAATGATCTTTACCATCACCTCTCGCAACGTCGGCAGATAATAGATAAGTGCATTCCGGAAGATAACTTTCCCAAATCCAAAAATTTCTATCAAAGCCGGTTCTATATTTTGGCTCGCAAACATCCTCTAGCATGCGATTAATGTCTTCCGGATGGATTACTGTTTCACCAGAAGTATTGAAGTTGCATTCCAACTCTTGTGCAATCTGGCGACGAGACATATTTCTTGTCTCATGTTCAAACCATTCTTGATCACGATCTGGGTGTACATCCCACATTAAAAGAGTTGGGTGAAAATCATTTTGCTGGCTTTCTGAATCTGTGTAGCTCTTGTGAAACCAGTTTCCGACACCGTTTGGGGTTGAAAGGGCGATGCAGCGACCACCTGTGGACAATGTAGGATAAAGACCTGTCCATAACTCTTCAAGGCCATCAACGTGGGCAGCCTCGTCAATTACAAGAAGAGACAGCGCTTCGGAACGACCAGCATCGCCAGAGGTTGAAGATGCTTTAATCTGAGATCCGTTAGAAAGCTCAAAAGAAGTTCTGTTGTCGATGGAAACATTTGCAATCCTAACCCAAGATGGTAGATTTTTTACAATAGCTTTTACTTTCTTAACTAAGTTTCCTGCTGTTCCAAACTTTGTTGCCATAACAAGAATGTTCTTGTCGCGGTGAAACATCATCAGCCAAGCAATGTATGCAGCAGTTACCGTAGAAATACCAAGTTGTCGAGCCTTAAGGATAATGTTAAAGCGGTAATCGTTAAAGTCTTCGACTAGATCAGCCTGATAATCATAAAGCTTAAAAGGTACCAGCCCGTGCATCGGGTGGGAAATCTTTGCATAATTGTTGATGAAATAAACGGGGTCTTTACCACACTTGAGAATTTCTCTTGTGATCTCTTTCTTTGTGAGTTGGTGTCCCATTCACCTTCTTACCCACCCTTGCCGAGTTTCAACCAATTTTTAATTGCATCATCTAGACGTTCTTCAGAAGAAGGCTCTTTTGCATCAAGGACCCCCTTCATTCCGCCAATCTTGTACATACAAGAAGCCTGAACGTCGCAACGGACGCGACTGATGTACTGAACCAAGATATCCGAGTCACCTTCCTGTGTAAGGGTCAGAGTGTTTCCTGTGATCTTTTTGTATTCTTTTTTAAGATATTTAACAACGTCGGCAAGGTGTTGATTAATTCCGTTTTCAAACTCACTTCTATTGTGGGTTTCTTTCAGTTTGCAGCCACCGTGATAGTGAATGGAAAGACGATCACCGTGGAACCTTACGTTGAAGCCATCCAAAACTCTTGCTTCGAGATTCATGTCGCCCTGCTCTCTTTTAAGGCCGGCTGTGCGAGCTTCGCCATCGGCTGCGGTTCTTGCATCATGAGCGCCGTCGTAAGCATTTGCGGCTGCCTGTGAAATACCTTTAATAATGTCCATTACTGTTGCCATTTAAATTCTCCTAGAAATGTTGCCTAATAAATAGTTTTGTGCTTTCGCAAACACTAAGTTTATTTCTTCTTGTTTTGTTTCTTAACACTCTTCACACAACTCTCATACTTGTCTTCGTCTTCTCTTCCGACTGAAGCTGTGCAAATAGCCCATGGGTTGTTTTCATTTTCCTTGCCCTCTTGGATCAGCAAATAATCTCTTGTTTTATTTAGATAGTCTGCTGAAAGCGTAAGCTTACTCATCCACCAGCTAGGTAGGTCACCCTCCTCTGGCATCGCCTCTAGAGCTTGTAAAATCTGCATTGCATCCTCAATAGATGTCTTTAGTTTTCTGCGGGCAGAGGATACATCAACGTGCCCATCTTCATTAAGGGAATCAGGACTCCACTCTTCTCTGGCATACATTTCGGCCATACCAGTCAAAACCTTATAAAGATTAGCATCTGGCCCTAGGGCCTGACGAATGATCGGCACAATATGGTTCAAAATATCAGCATAGGCAGACTCATTAGAAAGGTCTTGTCCTTGAATTGATCTAACTTCTTCTGTAATAAGTTCTTTAAGTCTCGCTTTTGTGATTTTCATTATTTGGTCTCCAGCCAGTTTTCCATCTCTCTTCTCTACCATCAACATATTGAATGTAGCATTCCCAACAACATTCGTACTTGTTCATATAAAGATCATCTTTACTTTTGAAAGAGTAAACTCCACAAACAGGACAGTCCCTCTCACTTCTTTTATTAAGTAGTTTTTTACTGATTAAAAACCCGGACTTCTCAACCTTTTCAGTTTTATCGGCGCTCTTTGCTTCCTTCTCGGCCAGCTTCTTGAGTTGCTCTAAATAATCTTTCTCTTTTTCGTCCGACCAGTCGGAGCGCGGATGTTGAATCGCTTCCTTGCCGTATTTTTGTGCAATGGCTTTTTCAACCTTTGCAACATAGTTTGGGTCGTCGTGTTTCTTCATTGTATATTATTATATAGTATAGTCACGATTTTGTTAAAAGCAAGATGCCCCGCCCAAGTCGAAACCTGAACGGGGCATCTCTTATCGATTAGTCGAAACTAAACGACTATTATAAAACAATCTTACTTGTCCAATTTGGCCTTAAGATCGTTGATTTGTGCTTGTTGCTCTTTCACAGCTTCGACAAGAATCGAAGTAAGCTTAGAGTAGTCAAGAGCGAACTCGCCGTCCTGATTGCCGTAGACAATCTGTGGAACAACGTTTTGTACGTCTTGAGCGATAAAACCAACGTCTGCGGAACCGTCAGACTTCCAGTCGTAAGAAACACCTTGCAACTTAGTTACCTTGTCAAGAGCAGAGTCAAGAGGTTGGATATTAGTTTTAAGAGTCTCGTCCGAGTAGGTTACCAAAGAGTGAGCCTTAACAACACCGTAGGTGCTGTCGTTTGGAAGTGTGAGGCCAGCGCCACCACCCATGGAAATCTCTTTGATTGCGCCTGCGCAACGGATCTTGAAAGCAACTTCGCCGTCCTCTGAACCGTTAGAAACGTCAGTGGAGGAAACTACCATCTTAGCGAACATAGTGGAAGAACCACCATCGTCGTCACCGTTGAATACAATCTCACCAAGCTCGTCGTCTGCAGCAGGGCTAGCGGAGTTGTGAGCGAAGAGAAGTGTACCCGGATTTGCATCGGCGTTTGTGCAACGAAGCTCAAGTTGTGGCTTGTCGCTTGTGGAGCTAGAGATGAGAACATCTGGAGCGTCCAACAACATCGAAGAGTCAGCAGCCATCTTTAAGATGCCGTCAGAAGACTGTTGGATGTAAGTAGCGCTATCACCAAACTGAAGTTGGTTGTCACTGTTCATCAAGAGACCAGTGTTGTGTACGTGAGTCAAAGTAACATCTTTGTCTGCACCGAAATTAAGAATTGCGGAGTCGGACAAGAGGTCAAGATCATCACCGATAACAGCGGACTTTGCTACAGACAAACCACCATCAGTTTGAAGTGAACCGTCTGTTGTAGAAGTAGCCTCAGTAGTGTCGTCAGATTTGAGAACACCACTGAAAGTACCAGTGGAAGCGTTGAGAGCGGCAAACGTACCGGCAGCAGCAGAAGCTGCACCAATAACTACACCGTCCATAGTACCACCGTTGATGTCAACAGTTGTTACTGTACCCAAGTCAGCTACAGTGCGGCTAGCATTTGTCCAGTTGCTTCCCATGGAGAAGCTAGTACCATTGTCAGCCGAGATAGTGTCGAGAGCAATGTCATTTACGTTTGTGATGCTACCATCAGAAACGCTAAGACTTGTACCAACAAGTGCGGTGAATGTACCTGCTGCAGCAGTGTTAGCACCGATTACAGCATTATCAATAGCACCGGAGTCTACGTTGATGTTTGTGATTGCTTGACTATTGGCGTCAAGAGCAGCGCCAAGTTGATCTGCCTGAAGCGAGTCAACGTAAACAGTACCATCAAAGTAACCATCCTTGAACTCAGCGCCAGAAGCACCAAGGTCAACGTCGTTGTCAGTCTCAGGACGGAATACACCGTCAGCAAGACGAACCTCTGTTGTACCACCGATGTTGAAATCGATGGCGGAGTTGCCGTTATCATAAAGAATAGAAGCAACGTTGTCTGTTCCCTGAATAGAACCGAACTGAAGTCCAGCAGCGTCAGAGTTAGCAGCGTTGGAACCGGAAGCAACAACAATAAGTTTGTCAAGGATTTCGAGAGTAGTCTCGGTCTTGTTAATTGTGTTGATCAAGTCAACGTCAAGCTCGCCAATACGAGCGTAAGAAGCGGTAAGCATGTTGATGTTGCCAACGTTGCGGCTAGCGTCGAGGACGAGAGCCTTGTTTGCAGCACCAGTACCGTCAGTGATACCATCGAGCTTCTCCATGTCGGCCTCGTTAAGATCGGCAGAACCGATGATGAACGAAGTACCAGCAGTAATTGCACCTGCAGCGGTGAGGTGGCGGAAAGAAGCAATGTCTTTGTTGCTATCAACAACAACTGCTTTAGAAGCAGCAACTGTACCAGCAGTAACACCGTCAATAGTCTCAAGCTCAGCTTCGCTGATGTCAGCGGAGCCAATTACGAAACTACCAGCAGTAACAGCGCCTGTAGCAGTGAGGTTACGGAAAGAAGCAGCGTCTTTGTTAGCGTCAACAACAACTGCTTTAGAAGCAGCAACTGTACCGGCTGTGATGCCATCAAGCATCTCAAGCTCAGCCTCTGTAAGAGCGGCATTACCGATTGTGAAGGAGGTTGTAGCCTCCAATGTGCCGAAGAATTTAGCCGACTTGTCAGCAGCAATCTCGAATGCAGGATCTGCACCGAGCGCGCCAGCGCCGTCTTCGATTACGAACTTGTCGCTATCGCCATCTTCTACACCCATGGACCAAACAGTTGTGCCATCAAGTTGTAGCTCAACACGGCAGTCGCCGTCAGCAGCAGTATTGTTAAGTTTAAGGTTAGTACCATTTGCATGGGCACCAGCCATAGTTAAACCAGTATCGGCTGTATGTGTAAGGGTGATGTCTTTGTCTGCACCGAAGTTAACGACGCAGGAGTCAGACAAGAGGTCGAGGTCGTCACCGACAACCGCGCTCTTTGCAACACTCAAACCACCATCGGTTTGAAGTGAGCCGTCTGTTGTAGAGGTAGCTTCTGTTGAGTCATCAACGATAACACGGCCAGAAGTGGTAACCTGTGCGAAAGACGAGTTACCAGTGGATGTGATAGCACCACAACCAATTGTACCAATAGTTGCAATGTTCTTGCTTGCGTCAAGAACAACTGCCTTGCTAGCTGCTGCTGTACCGGCAGTAACGTCAACGTAGTTGAGTTCTGCTGTAGTAGCTGTGCAGTTATCAAGTTTATTCAACTCAGCAGCAGTCGCCGTAACGAGCGTGCCACCAAGTTTAAGTCCGATAGCTGAGCCATCGTGATCTGGAAGTGATAAGTTGCGGGCAGCAACGGTTACGCCTGCGGCGGAACCAGTCTGACCTAAGTGCAAAACACTCGCAGATAAGAAAATAACACCTAACTCACCTGAACCAGCACCAATTGCTTGAGCGGAAGATGAGAGGTCTTGTAGGTTAATATAAGTACCGTAAGATGAATGTACGGTAGGATCCCCTGTTGCCATAATTAATTTCTCCTTTTTGTCTAATTATGTGCGGAGGCGCACCAATCTAACCCGGAATAAACATGTTATTCTTGGATTAAACTGAATGCCCCCCGACTAAAGATAAATAGTAAAAAGGACGGCATTTTTATACGGCTAAAAGAGGCTCTTAAGAGTCTTTTTTGAGTTTCTCAATCTTTTCAAAAAGTTGCTCTATTAATTTTTTTTGTTTTTTTATTTGAACCTGTTGTTCTTTTACAGCTTCGACTAAAACTGGAGTGATTCGAGTATAATCCATCGACTGAGCGTTAACTCCATCGGACTCCCATTCTACAATTTGAGGTAAAACCTTTCCAACGTCCTCTGCAACAAACCCAACATCCTCTAAGTCATTGTTCTTCCAACGATAAGTGACGCCCTCTATGCTGGAAAGAGTGTCTAGGGCATTCTGAATAGGCTGAATATTGTCCTTATAGCGGGCTGAGGAATATGTTGTATATGAGTTAGCCTTTACCTTGCCGGCAACGCCGGAATTGTTTGGTAAGGTGACCCCATGGGTAATTGCGCCATTCTCTGCGCGGACGCCTACTCCTAGATAACCGTCAATAGAGACAAAAGAGCCCGACATCACAATTCCTTTTGATGAGCCCGAGATCTCCATAAAATTAAGTGTTCCGTCTTTAAACTGAATTCCCACATCGTCGTCATCACCCCAAGTGGTTCTTATGTTATCACCAAATTTCATCGATGTGCTTTCACCATTCGATTTTGGAACGATCTCAATACCACCAGCAATCTTAAGAGGGGACGCACCTTCAAGCGTTCCCCTGATCTGAACTGTTGAGCCAGAAAGAACCATTCCTGCGTCTGAACCTGAAATAACTAAAAAGTCCTGATTGCCTTCTTCATATTCGATATAGGCATCGTTATTTGTTCCAAAATAAAGTTTTTTGTCGTCCGGAACTTTTACATTTCCACTTACGTACAGATTCCCGGCCTCTGTAATAACCATTCTGTCACTAACTTCTTTAGCTCCGTCTGCTGTTGTTGCAAAATGCAAAGCTCCCGGCATATCATCGGACCCGGGGGTTCCAGAAATTTTAGCCACAATGCTAGCACACTCAACATAATTCGCGCCATCATAAGCTGAAAACTCAACTTGGCCAACCGAATGCGCGTTTGTCACAGCCGCAGGAGAAGCTTCAGACCCTCTTGCTTTTGCCAACCTTAAAGAAGATCTTGCGCCTGAGCCATTTGAATATTTAACATCTCTAATATTTCCATTAGTATTGATTGAAGCAGATAAGGTACTGGTTGTGCCTACGCTCAAGCTTCCGGAGACAATTAAATTTGCATTGTCTCCCCCATCCGCCTTTCCGACAATAACGTCGTTTGCAAAGACGGCACCGACAGAACTTGAAAGAAGGCCAGTTGATTTAAGCACAATTGATTCTTCTGATGCATTTTGTTCTATAATAACTGGTATTCTAGTTGGACTGGCTGCATCTCTAATCAAAAACCTGTTGGCCGATCCATTTTGAGCATCATTCATTACTTGCCAATATGTTGTCCCGTTCGATGCTAGGGCTAGGGCGGCATCATAGTTTGTTCCTGATCCGTTGTTACCGGCATCAATAATAACGGACACACCTAGTGATGTCGACTTGACATGAAGCGGCGATGATGGATTGTTTGTACCCACACCAACATTACCAGTAACATAGAGATTGTCTGCTATTTCAACATCTTTTTCAAAGTAGCCTTTGCCAGAACCAGAGATACGAGTACTCATTACGCCCTCAGTTCCTAAAACTTGCAGACGTCCGTGACTAACTGTTGTATTCCCAGCAGTATCAATCTCAAAATCGTTGCCGCTTTCAAAAGCATCGTCCGTATTAATAGCAAAGACGTCAGAACTATCATCGATTCCAATAACAGATTTGAGAGTCGAATGTCCAAATGTAATCATCCTGTCAGTTCCATCGGCGTCTGCACCAATAGACAAGTTGCCGTTACCTAGGGACACATTTCCATTTGCATCAATCTGTAAGTCATTTGCAGCTTCAAATGCGTTATCGGTATTAATAGCGAAAACATCTCCGCTGTCGTCAATACCGATTGTTGATTTTAAAGTAGAGTGTCCAAACGTGATTGTTCTATCTGCACCGTCAGCGTCGGCACCAATAATAAGATTACCATTGCCCAGCGTTACGTGCCCGTTAGCATCAATCTGTAAGTCATTTGCAGCCTCGAAAGCATCGTCCGTATTAATAGCAAATACGTCACCGCTATCATCAATTCCAACTGTGGTTTTTAAGGTAGAATGACCGAAAGTAATTGTCCTGTCGGTGCCGTCAGCATCTGCTCCAACAGTGAGTGAACCTGAAACTAGGAGGTTATCAGCTATCTCGACATCTTTTTCAAAGTAACCCTTTCCTGAACCAGATATGTTGCCGGCAATAATAGCCGATGCCGCAGTCACAGACCCCGTGGCAGCAAGATTATCTGCTGTAACGATGTCTCCTTCAAAAATAGCTCCGGCGGATCCAGAAACACGACCTGCGCTATTAATTGTAAACGTATTGGTGGCTGCGGATCCGATTGTTGCAGATCCGGTGACTTTTAGATTGTCAGCTATCTCAACATCTTTCTCGAAGTACGCTTTACCAGAACCAGAGATGACCCCGTTAGCTACAAGAGATCCGACTGTTGCAGAGCCTGTGACTTTTAGATTGTCAGCCATCTCAACGTCCTTTTCAAAATAACCTTTGCCTGAGCCAGAGATCCGAGTGCTCATCACACCTTCAGTTCCTAAAACTTGCAGACGTCCGTGACTGATCGTTGTATTTCCGGCAGTATCAATCTCAAAATCGTTGCCGCTCTCAAAAGCATCATCTGTGTTGATTGCGAAGACGTCGCTGCTATCGTCAATACCGATAACAGACTTTAATGTAGAGTGGCCAAAAGTAATTGTCCTATCTGTTCCGTCTGCGTCTGCACCAACAATAAGGTTGCCGTTGCCTAGGGTGACGTGTCCATTGGCATCTATCTGTAAATCGTTGGCTGCTTCAAAGGCATTGTCTGTGTTGATAGCAAACACGTCGCCGCTATCATCAATACCAATTACAGACTTAAGAGTTGAGTGTCCAAAAGTAATCATTCTGTCTGTGCCATCAGCATCAGCACCAATTGTGACATTACCCTTTGATGTAACTGAACCTGTAACTAAGAGATTATCCGCGATCTCAAGATCTTTTTCAAAATATGCTTTTCCGGAACCAGAAATAATGCCATTGGCGACGAGAGACCCAACGGTTGCGGAGCCGGTGACTAACAAGTTGTCAGCGATCTCTACGTCCTTTTCAAAATATGCTTTGCCAGAACCAGAAATAATACCGGAAGCGATAAGCCCTCCAACATCAACGGTGCCTTTTGTTCCTGAGAATACCTCTGATGAATTTGAAGCGTCGGGAATAAAGGTGAAATATCCGGTGGAATCATCGAAACCAAAGAACCCAGCTTTTGCTGTAGACCCATTGTGCCAGCGAAATTCAATACCTCGATCTTTATTATCATCTGAACCGGGGGCTGTGTCGCCACCAAGAGTGAAGATTGGGTCGTCCACTGTCACTGTTGTAGAGTTGACGGTTGTTGTTGTCCCGTTGACTGTGAGATCCCCACCAATAGTTGCAGCGCCGGAGACAACAAGGTTTGCGGCGGTCCCATCTTTAGAACCTAGGATCAGGTCTCCCAAAAGCGTACTAGTGTTCGCTGAGGAGCCTGAGAACTTTAAAGCATAAACTGACTTGTCTATGTTGGCAGAACCTGAAACATAAATGCCGGCATTGGTGCCGTCCTTTGCTCCGATAACAAGGTCACCAAGGAGCACACTGCTTTGGGCAGTGGAGCCGGAGATTCTACCAACGTTCGCGGTACCCACGATTGTAGATGATCCGGATACCAAAAGACTGTCGGCTATCTCAACGTCCTTTTCAAAATAACCTTTGCCTGAGCCTGAGATGTTTCCAGCAACGCTAATTCCGCCATTGCCTAAACTAACATTTCCGTTAGTATCAATCTGCAGATCGTTAGCTGCCTCAAAAGCGTTGTCAGTGTTAATAGCAAAGACGTCACCGCTGTCATCAATACCGATTGTTGATTTTAAAGTAGAGTGCCCAAATGTGATCGTTCTATCCGTTCCGTCCGCATCGGCACCGATGACAAGATTACCATTGCCTAATGTAACATGTCCGCTTGCATCTATTTGTAAATCGTTTGCGGCTTCAAATGCATTATCGGTATTAATAGCGAAAACATCTCCACTGTCGTCGATACCAATTGTGGTTTTTAGAGTCGAATGTCCAAATGTAATTGTACGGTCGGTGCCATCAGCATCTGCGCCGATGGTAACCGAACCTGAGATCGAAAGATTATCAGCGATCTCTACATCTTTTTCAAAATAAGCTTTTCCGGAACTTGACAAGTTACCAACAAAAGTTCCAGAACCAGAAACCAAAAGATTGTCGGCTATCTCTACATCTTTTTCAAAGTAGCCTTTGCCAGAACCAGAGATGTTGCCGGCAGTCGAAAAGTTACCAGACACGTTTAGTGTCTTTTCAATAACCAGATCTCCAGCTAAATTGTTGTGACTATCGTACGAACTGGATATCTTGGTTGTGAGGTTGGATACGTCGGTACTTCCGCCGGCGGGGGCATACTGGTTGATTTTCTCTTTAAGTTTTCCCTCGGTATAAGTGGCGATATTGCCAACGCCCGGTCTGAATCCTTTTTTCGCCATGCATTTTTAATCCCTATTTTGTCAGTAATAAATAGTTTGCTGAGGTCTGTATTTCGAGATTTCAAATAAGAATTTTTCTTCTTCAGTAATAACAATGGAGTATCCCTCATAGTCATAGCTCAAAGGGGCCTCGCATTCAAAAGCACCGGGTGGGGTGCAACCGGAGACACTATGCGGAGTTTGTGTATAGTATAGTCTTCGAAACTCAAAACCAACCAAATCAGCCAACTCACGGTCAAATATTTTATAGAGAGGGAGTCCCGACAATTCTCCCGAATATAGAGGTCGGGCCTGAACAGAACAAAAGCTATCAGCACCGTAGTGATGAACTTTCGCGAGGGTGCCTAAGTTATTTCCTCTTTTGTATGTTTCCTGAATTAAATCTGGCTTAGGCCACAAGAAAAAAAGACATAGGCTTATTTTAATTATTAACTGCATAGGTTATGGCAACCGTCGAGACAATCCCCAGAACAATTCCACCAGCGAACCACCAAGTTGAATAATCACTCTCTAAAGCTAGTTCCTCAAGCTTTATAATCTGTCGATTTTTGATTCCGAGCATTTCATCATAACGATCATTGCAGGCATCCACCTCTGCTTGGATGTTTGAAACCTGTAGATTGCACTGAGCTTCTAAAACTTCCTTTAACTCATCCAAAGCTATCTGGTGTTGTTGAACTAAAGTTTCCTTCCAAGCGACCATTTCAGCAACAGCTTCTGCATTATATAAAACACCTGAAAAAGGTGCTCGTTGATTTTTATTTAGTGGGGCAATCTGCGGGTCTGCAAATCCAATGGTTGGAATAAAGAAAATTAAAATTAAAGTTGCTAGTTTACTCATTGTTCTCTCCTACGTGAATTTCAAAACCAAAACTATCTTTTACTAGTTCAGCTAATTTCTGAGGATCGTCGCCATGATTATCAACAATCTCTTTGATTTTCTTCTTCTTACTCGCTGATAGAGCCTCTCTTCTTTCTGCGTACTCTTGTTCAATCTGCTTCATAACTTCTTGATATCTCTTAAGATTCTCATCTCTCTTTTGTATTTCTGCTGCATGGGACTTTTTAAGAGACTCTATTTCCGCTTGATGTGCTTTTCGAGATTCCTCTAAAACAGATTTTGCCTTTCTCGCATTCTTGCTAAACAGCAAGTAAAGAAGAATAGTGTACACCAATAAAGCAACAACTTTCCAATTGTGCTTGCACCACAGCCAAACCTTTTGCAGCCCATGCTTTAATGCTAGCCAACTCATCGGTTATCGCCATGCTTCCACCTTGTGGCGATATCGGCCAGCCCTTCGATTCCAATGTATGCTAGAGAAACTGCAACCCATTCATCTGGACCTAGTTTATCGAATGCTAGAAACACTGTTGATGCACCCCAAACCATAAGTTTGCGAGATGTCCATCTCTCTAAAAATTTATCTAAATGCGCTTTCACTGCTTCGCTCATAATATCCTCCTACTGATTTACGTATGCATACCCACTCTGGCTTTCTATATCGATTGTTGTATCGACACAATCTTTTAGTGAGTCTAGGTGTGAAATAATTAGTACGGTCTTAAATGAAGATTTTACCATATCTAGAATTTTTATAAAGCCCTCCATATTGTCTTCATCAAGGGCTGTTCCGGGTTCGTCCATAACGAACAAGTCTGGCTTCGGCAAGCTGGAAACTCCAAGAAGTGCGAGACGAATCGCCATAGCAGCGATTGTTTTCTCTGCGCCAGACCCAAGTTCGATTGGCCGAGCATCGTATCGAGGATGCTTAATGAAAATCTCAAGCTTGTTGCCGTCAGCTTCAAAGAATACTTCGAAGTCTACAACATTAGTCAAGATCTTTGCAACCTCTTCGTTGATAAGAGGTAGGCGTCTTTTAATAATGTCGTATGGGATTCCGTTTGGGTGCATACATTTCATAAAAAGATCGTATGCGGCGTAGCCCTCGCGGAGAGACGCTAACTCATCTTTAGACTCTTGTAAGTTTGCTAGCTGTTGTTCTAGCGAGCCATTAGCCTTATAAAGAGTCAGCAAGCTTCGTTCACACTCTTCTAGAGTCTCGTTCTTTTGCGAAAGCTCTTCTTCAAGGCAAGCCTTAGAGGTCATCAAATTTTCTAAATTTTCAATCATCTCTTTGTTTTCATTGTACTCGACAATCTGATCAGAGAGAGATTCGATTTCGTGCTCAAGCAATTTCTTTTTAGTTTTGTTTTGTTCTATTGACATTGAGAGTTTAGAAATAAGTCCATTTAGCGTAGTTTGTCTTTCGAGTATTTGATTATAATTCTCGATATGTTCTTCTACTTTTTCTGGATTGAGTTTTTCGATCTCACTTTCAATTACCTTGTCTTTATCTTTAAGTTTCTCGATAAGATTTCCAATAACATCAACCTTTTCTCTAGCCACGTAAGCATCGTGAATAAACTTACAATGAGAATACTCAGATCCACATGGAACTTCTTCCAAAAGCTGGAGCTTCTTGTTGCCGCTGTCCAGTTTTGTTTGTTCTAGGTTGATCTCATTCATTATTGTTTCAAGTTCTTTTCTTTTTGAAACAATAATCTCTCGCTTGTTCTTCAAGCTGACTATATCAAAATTACCTAAAAACTCTGATATTTTTCCAAGAACTGTCTGCTTTTGTTTTATTGCAGCTTTGTGATCAAGAATAGATTCTCCACATTCAAGAAACTCTTTCTTTTTTTGTTCTAGATCTTCTGTGACCTTTTCAATGTTAATGATCTGCGCTGGTGTTGCGTTAATAGCGGCGAGGATTTCAGCTAAGTCATCCTTCATTTCTGACAACTCGCCCTTAACAACTTCGCAAGTTCTCTTATGCTTCTTAGTTGCCTTTGTATTGACCGAAAGCTCTTCTTGCGCCTCTGCTATTTCCGTGTCAAAATCGCGCTCCTCAAGGCGCTTTAAGGCCCCTCTAAGGTCTGCTGCTGCGTCTTTTGCCATTCTGTATTTCTTTTCGAAGATTTCTAGGTCAAGAAACTTCGCAAGTATCTCTTTTCTCTTTGTTGAACCCTCTTTAATAAAGGAAAGAGAATCGATCTGCGAAGACATTGACGTCAGTAGGAAATCATCCATTGTTCCGAAAATCTTGCGAATATTCTTGTCTGTGTCGCTTCTGGTTAGCCCATTTAAACTAACCTCGTCGCCGGTTGCTTCGTCGGCCAAACTAAATTCAATATCTGTTTTGGCTTCCATTGTTGTTTTACCGTGGAGGCGTTTCTCATATTTTTCAGCAATGCGTCGAATTGTATAAACCTTGTTTCCAATTCGAATATTTAATTTACCTGCACACTCCTCTTTAGTCTGATTAATAACGTGCAAGTTTTTTCTATTTCTCTTGGAAGTAGAATTATATAAGGTAAATAAAAGCGAGTCAACGATGCTGGATTTACCAGAATAGTTCTTTCCAAAAATACCAACGATCCCATTTAAATTACCGAAATCTATCTTATTAGCCTCGCCGTAGTTGAAGAGATTGTCCCACTCCATCGATTCAAGCTTCCAATCAATGTTACGGGCAACCTCCTCCTCTTCTTCTGCTAACGTGTTATATGTGCCGTTAAAATCAAAAACACGATCTAAAACCTCTTCTTCTGGCTCGTAGTCTTTCAAGTATTCCTTAATAAACCTTTCTTGTACGGCCACGTCTCGAAGGTCTTCTTTCTTCAGCGTCTCAGTTAAACTTTCAACACTTCCTCGGCTACCAGCGGCACGGTTCAAAGTTGTAATTGATTCTGGTTTGAACCTTACTTTAGAAACATCGACAGCCTTCCTTAGGACGTCAAGCGGAATATTGTTGCTTGTCGCAATGCGAAGACGGGCTCCCTCAGGAATAACCGTATTTTTTGGTATCCTACCTTTTGGGGTTAGGTTGATCGTAATAAAGGGTTTAGGGTTTTCCAGTACGATGTGCTTTACTGAGAAGGTTTCTTTGTCTTCTATGTCCCAGACCAGAAAGCCTTTATCGTTACTTTCTCCATGATTTTGTTGAACAGTCGATCCGCAATATCTAATCCGACCGTCATCATCAAGGACTTGATCAGTTTTATGAATGTCTCCAAGAAAGGCAAAATCATGTCCCTCAAAAATTGTAATGTCATTTTCTCCATACTCCATTGTCCAGTTAAGATCAGTTTTACAGCCACTGATAGAGCCGTGATACAAGGCAATGTTTACCTTATTATAATCACTTGGTTGTGCCCAGTTTTCTTCATCGAAAACAGAAAGCACGTTCAAAGCAAAATCATCGCTAAGCGAGACTTCACCAGAATCTTTAAGAAGGTGTAAATTTGGGTGTTCCAGTGCGTCGATAATTGGAGTGATCGCATCTTGACGACTGCTGTTCTTGAGATTCCCGTCGTGGTTTCCGGGAATGATGTAGGTTGGTGCAATGTCGGCAAGTGACCTCAGAAAATTAGTTGCCATTTCAAAATACTCAGGACTTAGCTGAGTCTTTGTATGTGCAAGATCACCGCAATGTACAATGTAATCTACGTTCTCTTTACGTAATTCCTCATACATTTTTTCGAATACTGCTTTATACTCGAAATGGTATTTTAAGTTGCGGATATGCGTATCCGCTATGTGTGCGAACTTCAAATTAAACCTCTATAATCTATTTAGTGCCTGTTCCATCGAGAACATTTCTGGGTTGATCGCTGTGGCCTGAGACTTTCTGACCGAAAACTCTTCTTTTGACATCTCTCCAACGTCATCAAACCCAGATACATCTATTTTATATGTTTCTATACCGTAGCTTAGCAAAATCTTTATCATTCTCATTGTTTTCTTTTCTGCATCTGCGTCCAAAGCTAGATAAACTGATGAATCGTTTCTAACTATTTCTTGAAAAAGCTTTGAATTCTCTCTCAATGTTGATCCCAAAAGGGGGATCGAGTTTGGCCCTGCTTTGATTGCATCAAATACACCTTCAACTAGTATTATATCAGAGTCCCAATCAAGATACAAGTGATTAAATACAATATCTTTTGAAAGAGATGGATTTAAGTACTTTCTCCAGTTGCCGTCGTAGGCTCTTGCTACAAAGTAGTTTATATATCCTTCTTCATCAAATGATGGTATTACAATACGACCCTCGTATGTTCCTCTAACGCAGTAACCCATCTTCCAGCGCAATACATCATGATGTGTAATGCCTCTGTTTTCAAGATATTTCAATGCATGGGTTGCCGAGGCTGGCTGGCTTTTTCCAGTCAAAGTTACGAACTCCTCTGGAATTGCAATTCTCTGCAGGGGCTCTGGAGTGTGTTGAAAGTCTAGAATTTCATCAAAAGTCGATATGTCTGTTTTGCCACTTATCCTATCCCATTCTTGCAACTGTTGAAAAGACCCAAAGCGACGAACCAAACGACGTATAGTTCTACCACTCATATCGCAAACCCAGCACTTAAAGAAGTCTTTGTCTACGTTGACTGACAGTTTCTTTTTATGGTGTTTACAGTACGGGCAAAAGAACAAATGTTCCTCGCCCGAGATATACCCTCTGCCTAATATTTCTTTTATGAGTTTAAGTTTTTCCATCCAGCTTTCGCTATAATATAAGAATCTGCACGATCATAAGATCCCGGTACAGGATTACCGTGCTTTGTATATTCTATACTAAAAGAATCCTCGTTGTCAAGTAAAAAATTCAAAACAACTTCTTTTGCCTTCTGGCCCTTCTGAACCTTGATGCCGCAAGCCTTTCTTGCTGTAGATGCTCCGATATATTCTGGTACTATTTCAAAGTCTCTTTGAATAATATAAGATACTATACCATTAAACTGTGATAGTGTCAAGATTGTTCTTGCAGATGAGAATCCGGGGCGAAAGGCTTGCAATGATTGTTCAATATAAACTTTATCAAACGCAAGTCTCTTAACATCATACAATCCAGCTAGCATATGCTTGACCTCTTGGGCTTTGCTGAATAAAGTCGGAAACTTGTTCTTGTTTCTCAAATCCCACGACTCACAATAAATGACTTCACCAAAATCGGTCAAAACAGTGGCACCCACAATGGAGGTGGAAATATCTAATCCTAATATCATTTATAATATTATATCAAATATCGAGTTTTAATTTAAATGTATATTCTCTTTGTTCCGTCTTTTTTATCGGATTAGCTAATTTTGCTACACCAATAAGATTCTGACTTTCATCATATATGCCTATCTGAGAAATGTACGTTGTCTTGTCAAAGCTGCCGGTATGATCTTTAAAAGAACTACTGACAACATTTCTAATTTGAGTTAAATCGTCTTCTTTATATTGTATCGAACTTGTTAAGAAAGGAAGCGCGGAGCCTCTGGATAGTTTTCTATTTGAATTCAAGTTTCCACTAATAAAAGTTGGATTGTTCGAATGATTTAAATCACGCTTTGGAGCATGGGCCATAAGAGTCATTACTGGTATTCTCTGGGTTCCCTCAAATTCAATAACAAAACTTGAAGAAACATTGTGAGAGGTTGATGTCACAACAGAGCCAGAACCATCGTTTGCTCCGACGCCAAAATAAGTCCACTTGGGAGACTCTGCTGATTTTGGTGTTCCGGCTGCATGCCTAAACTTGTCTGTGTAATCATCATTCAAGGACCAAGCCCCTGTTAGGGCTATAAAGCCCTCATTATATAACACAACGCCCGCAACAGAGCCAGTGGCGGAATCATATGCAACGCCCGCTGTCTGTTGTGCAGAGCTATCGCCAGCTTTGGATGGTCGTCCCGAACCACTAACTTGTATAAGCTCCCCGTTCTGTTCGCGGTCATGACATTCGGCCATCAACGTTCCACTAACATACCACTTTAAGTGTACACTTCCTTTTTTTATAGAAGAACCGTAAAAGGTGGAGGGAATACTGATCAAGTTTAGTTCTTGATGGCCCTTATCATAAGTTCCAAAATTCCACGCAGCGTGAGATGCGGAGTAGGCATAATGTGGGCTAAGATAAGTGTAGTAATCAAACGTGTTTCTTAGGGCATCCAAATGCGATGAGGATACTGAGATATCCACTGTTTTGTTTTTAATTTTTGGATATTTATCTGGTGATACGGTGTCGATGGTAAATCGGTTTGGTGCAGAACCTGAGGCTTCTGAATGGTTAATCTCGGAATAAAGTGCTGCTGCACCCCATCTTGTGTCTTTTGAGAAGTACTCTCTGCTAATACTGGCTGACAATGAAGCGGGTCCGTACAGTCGATCTCCATACAAGGCTTCGTTAAAAGAACCTGTACTGATCGTCTTAAAGGTTGTCATCTCGCCTGTCTTAGGAACAAATGGGTAGATATAGTCTGGGCCGGCTCCGTTGCCATTTAATCTAGGATAACCGACTGTTCCCGGGAAGTCTGGTGCTGCAGTATTAACTTTTGTTCTATCAACATTTTGTTCATGCAGGTTGATCGTTCCAATCGGACTTGCCACAGATCCAGTGAAGGACCCTGACTCGACATAAGAGTTATTATAAAAGATTCTTCCGCCATAAATTGAAAACACAGTTCTTGGATGCGCTTTAATTATGTTGTGGAAAATGTCTGTTTCTTTAAATCTGTAATAAGGCATCTCTTCTCCCTTAGAGGAGTGTGCCTCTAATAGTCCAGTCTAACACGCAACGTTAGGTCCGTGTTTGGTGTTTTCTTAATTGGTTCAGAAAGTTTTGCAACAGCCAAAAGTTCATTATCAGCAGAATACATTCCGACCGTAGTAATATAAGATACTGGTTCCTCTGTCGTTGAAGTCTTCACACGGATTTTAGAACCAGAAAGATATGTTGGGTTTCCACTATAGTTGAACTCATTGTGGTGAGCGCGAATATAATAGATTGTCGAATGCAGTTCAGTTGTGTTGTTGAACTTAACGTTCTTGAGACGGTGGCGGAATTCATTACAGGAAGCTGTAATCGATGATCCGGTCATAATTGCTTGAATCATTTCGGAACCGCCAACTGTGGTGTTCCAAGCTGCACCAGTAAGCTGAAGGATTCCTGCTGCGGCTGGGGTGAAGTTTGCATTTCCCGATTGAGCAATCAAAAGAGAAGATGTGAGAACTGCGATCCCTGCTTGATAGAAAAGTAATCCTGCAGTTTGATTCTTCGATGAAGACAATAAGGTATATTCTCCGGCTGGAGAGTCTGTGTAAAAGCTGTCAACGCCTGCTGCGGAGGCTGGTCGTTTGATGACAGTATAACCTAAACCGCCGGCACCAGTGGTTGTATCACCAAATGGCTCAGCGGCAGAACCGGTACCAATAAGCATCTCGAAAGAACCTTTCTTGATTTCATCTTTTGTCAAAAGGCGAGAAAAGTTAACAAAGAAACAAGAGTTCATTTCTTTACCGTTTGGTCCCCAAGTAAAGTTCTTGATCCCACCAGTAATATCATGACCCATCAAAACCTGAGCCATCTGGTTGTAGATATTAATCTTCTTTTCTTGTTGAACTCTGTTTGAAGTTCCGGACATTGGTGAATTAGCATTATATCCAAATGTTACGTCGAAAAGATGATTTGCAGAAGAACTAAGGTGCGGGTAGTCATAAACAGATTGGAACATTCCGTGAGAATAGTTCTTAATGTTTCTTTCGCTGCCCAAGCCAGCATATGGGGCTTTACCATAAGTTCCCGAAACCAATGTTCCCGTAACAGGAATCGCCTCATGAATGAGCGTTTTCGTTTTGGTTACATCATTATTTCCAATTGCTTTAAATTGTGTTGCCATGTTTTTTACCTATTATGCCTTTTTAATAAATCTAACTGGGATGTCGATTCTGTATCCTGTTGTTCCGCCGGAAACGCGTACGATTGTGTCAATATAGTGAACAGTCACAGCCGACTCGCCTGTTGGTGTCCAAGATGCATTCATAACACCGATCTTTTCAAAAAGCTTGTTGCCATCTTGCAACTGAACCGAAGACTTAATCTTAAACTGGAAAGTTGTTCCTCTTGGGCCTTCAATTGTTTCCGGTGTTCCGGAGCCTTTTGTTTCTTTACTCGTGTTTCTGGTTATGAAAGCAGTGTCAGTTCTAAGAGAGAGGTTGTAAGCAGCGATGTTATCATCATCAATAAACGCAGGGGTTGCAGGTGCTGCTGCACGTCGTGATGTCGCTGAAGCGGGAACAATAGAGCCTAGTCTGTTATCCATCTCTACAATATATTGTGTCTCTACTAGATCTGCGTCTAGGTCGCGTCGAGGGGAGATATCTGCAGTATCTAAACCTTGATCAACTCTAATGATTGTTCCGTCACCGGTAATTCCGTTGACAGTACCATTGGTCGTTTCAAAAATACCAGCGTTTGTGCTAGCGTCGTGCGCACGAGTGGTATCTGAATCTACCGCAATAACGAAAAATCCGTTTGCTTGTGCAGCAGTAGTGTTTCTAGCTAAATCTCCACGAGTCTCATTGAGTTTCAAGATTGGGAGATAAAGAAGGTTAGTTCTTGGGATTGAAACAAGTTTAGACTTCATCAATGATGTGTTGTTTGTGAACGCTTCTAAAACAGGAGTCTGTAAGATATCTAAGTCATAGTAAGCAGAGCCACTAGGGTGTGCACCGTTTGCGTGATTGCTGTTTCTATAAAGTTCATAATTGATTTCATCGTCGCTGAGAGCGAACTTAACAATTTTAAAAGAGCCGTCGCCTCTGGCGAGTCTCATTCTTCCTGTGTCAGTTAACACGGCATCTAAAATAATATCGCCGCTGTTATCCAAAAATCCCATAGTTAAATCTCCGTTAATCTAAATAGTGCTATAATTTCCTTACTTTAACACAAAATAAGTAGTTTGCTGTAATGGAATATGCTTTTTATTCATACTCATATTAATAATTTCCGCCGGCAGAGCCACCGCCGCCGTTTCCAGAACCTCCACCAAGCGGAGGGATACCCAATGATGCGGCTGCGTTTGATATTATATTCTGGATTCCGGCCATGGCATCCTGTGCACTCTGGGCTGCGTCGTCGACAGCTTGTTTAGCAGCCTCAACTCCTGAAAGGGGTTGTTTCCAAAAAGCCTCGATTTCTTCTGGTGTTATTTTGCTTGACGTTATAAACTTTAAATTAAAATCTATCTTTCGACCAGTCTTCTTCGACGTGACCCTTACCTTGTATCTTTTATCGTTATCAAACAGTGACCCCTCTTCTCTACCAATCTTAACATCTTTACTCTGGTATCTCTCAACCTCTCCATCCGAGTTTGCCTTAGGTGTCCAGACGGTTTGTTCCATAACTGGTGCAACACTCAAAAATCTCTTAAGCCTTTTTTTGTAGCGTCTTGAAGCCTTCGGGAAGTCATAAGTCCTTACATCTAAATAAACCGCTCCGGAGTCGTCGACTATTTGTACCTCATATACTTGAGTCGGGTTTGATATCTGGCCGTGAATATCCAAGGCTCTAAACGTATAATAGTATTTTTTATTTGGCACTACCTTTCCCATCTCTGCTGGACGGAACGAAACCGAAGTTACCCCATTGGCCTCAATTTCTAAGTAATCACCATTGGCGAAATCCAAATAAGAAGCCGGAGGGGTGTCGAGCCTAAAAATTTGATAAGATGCTGGAGGGTCATCGTTGCTATACTCTATAGGTTTTTCCGTAAGTATGTTTCGTACAACATCGACGAAATTCGCGTCAGGGGGCGTTTGTTGGCCAGATAGTGTAGCCAGTGCG